AATGTATATATGGATTCAGAATAAAATAATCCGAATCCATAATAGAGACAATTTCAGAGTTACAATATTTCAATCCTTCGTCAATAGCATTGCCGTGTGAGATACCATCAAATGTAGGAAAACTATCCAATAATATAAATTTATCAATTATTGGATCAATTTGTATTTGAACTTTTTCTCCGTTTGGAGTATTATCAACGATTATTAAATTATAGTCTTCTTTATTGAAGAGTTTTTTGAAATTACGAACTTGGAGATTCAATAATTCATAATTTTTATATATTACTATCAGGTAGTCTATCATATTTAAAATACGTATCTCTAGAAACTATTTTCGGAGTTTGACTATAACAACAAACAACATCTTCAACGACACTTTCTATGGTTTCAACAAAATCAAAATCATATTCATTTTTAAATTTATTTGTAGAAATGTTAAAATTATAAACGCCGGGAAAATCTCCTCGGTCAATAACATTAACATTAATAATATCTTTGACAGTGTTTGCGATATCTTTTACGTTAGAATTAAAAGAAGCCAGGTTATATATTCCCGACCAAAAAACCCAATTAGTTATAATTCTTTCAATGGCTCTACTCAAATCTTTTATTGATAATATTGGACGATTTACTTCTTTATTTGATGTAAAAATTACTCCATCAGTAATAGCATTATATACCATAGAATTGATCATTAAATCTCTTCTAATAGTTTTAGAGCCGCCATTAACTGTTCCAAACCTTAGACCTACTATTTCTTCTCCTTGATTAATTTGTTGTAAAGCATAAAGATCGAGAGAAACTTTTGTTAGATCATAATTATTTACAAAATCCAAACTAATATCCGTTTCATCAAAAATTTTTGAATTAGAATTTCCGTAAACCGAAGCACTGCTAGCATAGATTAGTTTGGTTTCGTGAGGTTTCTTTTGTAAGAGAGTTTTAAAATTAACTACATTATTATACCAAGGGGAATACAATTCCCCTTCGCACATTTTTACGCTTGAGTGTCCAGCCAACAGAACAATGTGTGTAAATTCTTCTAAAAATTCTTTAGTTAAATTATTATAATCTGTCTGTCGATTACCATATCCAACAACATCTAAATTTTTACTTTTCAAATATTCGAAAAGATACGATCCAACATATCCTTCATTACCAATAATCAAACATTTCATATTAAATACCAAATCTGTTTAAAGTATCAACTATATGTTCAAGTTCTTGTTGAGTCAACCACCATCCATTTGGAATACATACCTGAGTTTCTGTGAAAGAATTTACTCCTGGTAAGTCTCCTTCTTTAAATTTTGCGGTACAATCATAACTATCATTCCTAAAATGCACTGGACTAGAAGAAATACCCTTTTCGGTCAAATAGTCCATAAAAGATTGTTTATGGCCATAAAGTACGTGCATACTAAAAAGCCAATACGAACAAGTATCATCCCAATCAGGAAGAACTAGCTTTGGGTTGGAAACATTATCAATAATATATTTTGAATTGTTCCTATGCGATTCTACGGATTTTCTGGCTTCGGGAATATTTTCAATGCCGATAGTTGCTGCAATATCATTCATATGATATTTAAATCCAGCGTTAATAATATTTTGAGTACATCTAAAAGATTGCCCTTTAGTTCTATCCAATCCATACCATCGAAGAATTCTTGCTTCTTCAGATTTTTCTGCAGGACAAATCAAAATACCACCATCACCAGTCGTTAGAAACTTAATCGCTTGGAAACTATAACAAATATAGTCACCTCGTTCTTTTCCTTTAGTATCAAAGGTGTCCCAAGTATGAGCAGCATCTTCTACCACAGGAATTCCAAACTTTTTAAGATGTTCAAAATCACACAACCTTCCAGCCCAATTAACGCAAATGATTGCCTTTGTTTTTTCTGTGATTAAACTTTCAACAGAATCAACATCAATCAATCCAGTAATTGGATCAATATCGGCCCAACGAATCTTTGCGTGTCTGTGAATAGACCCTACTTGACTTGCGAAACAAGTTTGGGGAGTTGAAATAACTTCATCCCCTGGTCCAACTCCTATTAAATGAAGAGCCAGATCAATTGCAGAGGTACAAGAATTAACTGTAATTGGACGAACTTTTGTTTTTAATTCCTTTTGTAAAAGGTCTTCAAATTCTTCTACTTTTGGCCCCTGTCCAATAAAACCTGAATGCAAAACTTCAGAAACGGCTTTATCGGTAAATTCGGATACTCGTACTTTAAATTGGGGAATCATAATTATACTCCATTGTGATCAATTCGCCATCATCATTCACTACTCTAAACCCTAAGTTATTATATACAACAAAAGCTCTAGTATTACTTTTTAATACCTCAAGTTTTATTTTTTTATCTTTTATGTTTTTAATCAAATAATTAAATAATATACTTCCATACCCTTTACCTCTTTCAGATTCAACTAATCCACCGCTAATTAAAACTGAATCGCCTTCTTCTCTCAATAATCCGTACCCAATTGGTGAACTAATAACTCCTAATTCAACTGAATACAATAAAAAGATTTTAAAATCCGACTTAAGATTTGCGTACCATCGTTTTTGTTGTTCTTGCGAAATATAAGAAGTATCGCGAGTCATAAATTCTCTACATTCATTTCTGATATTTCTGAGAATTAGAGCTTCTTCTAAAGATTCAATCTTTTTGAGAACCAATAAATTTTCCATAGTTAATCTCCTAAAAATACCCTATCAAATTTTTCCATAACATTAATCGGAGAATATTCTTTTACTATACACCCATAACAATTATTATATTTTTTATGTTTGAGTTTAAAAATATTTTCTAATAGTTGATATTGATTATTATATATCAACCCATAATTGTTTAATAATTCAACATTATTTTTATCCCTTCCTCCACCAAAACTTATAGTTGGTTTGTTATGAAACAAGAATTCACATATTGATAAACCAAATGATTCTCCATCAGATCTTGCGTGGATCATAGCATCGCAAGATAAAATAAAATCGGTTTTTTACTTGTGGATCAATCATTGAATCCAGAAATATAATTCTAGGATGAGAAGATTCTAAGAAATTTCTCGTATTAACGAACACAAAAACTATATCTGGATCATTTGCTAAAATAAATCCGATAGTTCCTTTTACGAATTCAATATCAAATTGATCAAATCCACCGTATCTCCCAATTACAATTTTATCTTTATCTATTCCTAATTTTTCTCGATAATCTTGAGTAGAAGTTTTTGGTAGTGTTACAATATGAGGAACATAGTCGCATTTTCCTTTGGTAGCGGTTTCAGCAAGCCATCTAGAAACATAAGCATATTTATGTCCGTGCGGTTGATAATGATTGAATACGCAATGTATTAAGGATTTAATAGTTTCAGATACTAAACCATCATTAAACCCAGCTTTTAAAAAATAAGCATAATCGCAATTATTTTTTTGTAATTTATTTTCAAAATCATTCCTGTTCGAGTATTCAACAACTTGAAAATTATCTTTATAATAATCTAATACTTCTTTCTTTTTTACGAAGTTTTCGTCTTGTAAAGAGTTTTTTATATTTTCGTCAAGAAAAATAATAGATTTATTACATAACAGTTCTTGATTATATTTTGCATAATCTCTTACCGCAGTAGTTGTACCACGAAAAGAAAGATTATCAATATGGAAAGCAATTGTTTTCATCAATATTCCGTACAACTAATCATACCTTCAGTGGAGAAGGTTCCATCAATAATCTGTTGACAGCGTTTAGCAAATAGCGCATTATTTTCGGCATATCTTCCTTGAAAGAGATTATAAATTCCTCCGGGATAATAAGTTCCTATACCAAAATATCCATAATTATTCAAGCGCCATTTTCCTTCAGCAGGTTCTCTATCATAACATAAAGGATAAATTGATCTATAGGTTTTTCCTTTTTCATCAGCAACGTGACTTATTTCTTGAGAAACATCAGATCTCGGATTTTCCATAAAAGATGGGCTTCCCAGATATTCGTAACATTTTTTTGAAATGAAATAAAAAGTACAAGCAGCAGAAACGTGAATTGCTGGTTTGATATGATTGCTTGATTGAGCCAATCCTATGAAAGAATCATTATCTGACGCCCAATAAGCGCAACGTTTTACAATATCAGAATTAGTTGGGACACAATCAATATCCATAAAACCGATAATATCACTATCATCTAAGCGCATTATTTCGTTACAAAAGTGTCCATGAGGCATACCATCAGCATTATGATAATGTACCGGTACTTCCAAATGTTTAGTTACTGATTTATGCAGTTCGGCCAAATCAGAAGTATTATTCCAATAAAGAGAATGTATTGAAACTTTCATATGCGCTTACACCATTCGTTTAATCTATTTAAAACATCATTACTCGTATGTCCATCCCATTCTGGTCCTTTTTCTAATTCTTTGACATTGGACAATAAATCCCAAAAATTATCAATAATATGATAACTTATATCACCAGTTGGCAGCTTCATTCCAGCAATAAAATAACCATCGTAAGTAGACCCGTCATTATGTTTTCTTGATTTCCAAGAAATATGGGGATACGATTTCATCAAAGAGATATATAGTAACATTCTGTGAGAATATAATTCATCAAAAGAATGATAAGAATCAGAAGCAGAAAAATCCCCTTCTAGTCTCATTCCTTTATCAAGTCCTTTACATATAAATTGATCTATTTTTCCGTCAATAACTACTTTCATTCTTTTCTCCAAGGATAATTCCCAATACATTCTTCAACCTTTTTATTTCCTTCTAAAAAGAAATTAGAGGAAACAGAACCTTCATTACCGCCCAATCTATAGTTCAAAGAATATATTCCGGAACAAGAATATTTCTGAAAATATTGACTTAATGCTTGATAAAAAATTCTATCTTGCCCCCATTTTCCGTGAAAAACTTGAGATATTCTAATTGCAACTTCAGTTTTCAAGCAATAACAATTAGTATCAATATGATTGTAATTAACGAAAGGTTTCCACATACCCAAAGATTCGCAATCGTCGTTGCATATAAAATTTCCAGATTTATCTACAATCTTTCTAAGACTATGCGCCCAATCAACTTGTTTATCTTCTATCTCGGAAATTAACGCCTCAACATGATTATTATCAAACCAACAATCTTGATCTAAATATAACACATATTCGCTATTAACTAAATGAGTAAACGCAGCATAAACTCGATGACCCATAAAACCCGTCTGAACCAACATTTTCTGATAAAGTAGTAAATTGTAATTTTCCTGATCTAATATGATCTACATAATATTCAAAATCAATATTATCTAAGTAATCGTTTCCATCAACAACTACATATGCTTTAGTTTCGATAGTTTGATTCAGTACAGATTCGATACATTGTTTTAATGTATCACTTCCAGTTGTTGGAATTATAACTGTTGCTTTATTCACAGGCTCAATACTCCATAATTTTCTTTTGTGTTTTCAATATGATCTAAAGTATATATTACGGTTTTTATACCATATTCTTTAATACATCTCATACATCCATCACAAGGCAAAGCTAACCCAGAAACAAATTTTTCTTTATCAGAGTTTTCGTATTTTACTCTGGCTACATAAAGGACCGATCTATTGAATTTATCGAAACCCATTTTTTTATCAGCAATATAGATAGCCGAGGTTTCTGCGTGCCAGAAAACGCATTGTTTATTTTTCCCATATTTTAACTGATATGGGTGCGTCTTCATTTGATTAGTGCCGAATGAAATAATTCGGTTTCTATGAACGAGAGCAGCAGAAATCCAGACTTTCGGATGACTGCCGCTCAAAGATAGTGATTTGAGATTTTCTATAATAGTTTCGTTGACGAACATCGGTAAAAAATCATTGGTAAAAAAATATTTTACTATGATTTTCTAAAAAAGTCAAACAAAATTTATATAAGTGGTAAGAATATATTTTGGTCCAGAAATCGGCTTTTTCCCGGTGTGCGGGTGTGTCCAAATTGGGGGGAACATTAATAAATTTCCAGCCTTTGGTTTTATTCTCCATTCATCTTTCAAACCAAAGGTAGTTTCACCGCCTTCCTTTACATCATTCAAATAAAACAAGTAAGAAATCATTCTTTTTGAACTTTCTACATCATCAGCATCAACGTGTAATCTAAATTCGTCGTGGTTATTTGGATAATACTTTTTTATTCTCATTTCTTCAAGACCAAACTTTTTAGGAAATTGTTCGTTTGCGATTAAAAACTCTTTTCTATATAAATCAAGATAATCCCCACAAACCTCTAGTAATCTTTTGGTTACTTGGTTCCAAGTTTGACTTCTATTAAGGTTTACTTGTGTAAACTTAACGTGTTCGTTAATATTAACAATTTCTTGTTCTTCTTGATACAACTCAAACATATAAATTAACTTAGAACACTCTTCTTTACTAAGAGCATTACCGTACACTTTTGAATAAGGAAACATTATATCTTAAACCCCTCAAATGATTTTTTTGGAGACTTATGAGAATACGGTTCAAACGAATCTTCTTGTCCAGAATTAACCAAATCGTTTTGTGCAGAATGTTCTACATCATATAGTCTCATTTTTAAAGTATCAACCCCAATAATAAATTTATTATCTCGATTTAAATCTCTGTATCGGTTTTTAATTTGTTTAATTAAAATTTGTCCCAAGTTCCTCATTTCTTCGGTATTAATGATACCAAACATAGAATCACAAGTAGCATTTAGAGCGAAACTTTCGCTGACAGAAGCCATATCAAGATCACTATTATTAACGCCTCCTTTATTAGTCTGGGTTGCTGTCAAAATAGGAATATTAAACTCTTGAGCCAATCCTCTAATTTCTTCGGAGATACTTTTAATTAGATAATAACTATTAACCGATCCATTTGATTTAATTCTACTTGATGCGCAAATGTTCAGATAATCAATCATAATAACATCTGGTACAAAATTTGCCTTTAAATTCATTTCGTTCAATAATGCCCTAAAATGATTCGCGCTTCCTACACCAGTTGGATATTCTTTTACGATTAATTTACCAGTACACTTCTCTTTAAATTTTAGAACTTTTCTTTCAAAAACGCTTCTATCAAGACCCATCAAATCTTCAATAGAAACATTCAATAGATTGGCATCAATTCTTTTAGCAATTTCTTCTTCAGCCATTTCAAGGGTAATATAAAGAACATTTTTACCCTGAGCCATATAAGCCGCAGCCATATGACACATTAAAAGCGTTTTACCTGAATGTGGAGGAGCAAGAAAAACATTTAGCGTTTTCTTAGAAAATCCACCATTCGTTACCTTATTAAAAAATTCAAGATCAAACGGTATCTTTTCTTCTTTTCTATGATAGTATTCAAATCGTTCAGTATAGTTTTCAAGAAAATCGTGGCCGATATTAGTATCAAAACCTACTGATAAAGCATCAGACAAAATCTGAGGTATAGAGCCTTTATCTTTATTTTTATCTTTTCCATCAGCGATAGCAATAGATTCCAATAAGCCGTTATAAATTGCTTGATTCTTACAAAATTCTTCAGATTTATCAATTAACCAATCCAACTTACTTAATTCATCTTTTGAAGAATGAATCTCATCCAATATACTAATAGAATTATTATATTCTTCTTGAGCAATATTTCTATTATTTAATTGTATTACCAAACTTTCATAAGTTGGATTTGTATTATATTTTTCTATAAATTCTTTTACTTCACCGAAGATTATTCTTTCGTTTCTATCGGTGAAGTATTCGTCTTTTAAGAATGGGAGAACTTTTCTTGTATAATTTTCATCATATATTAAATGCTTTATGATAGCAGTTTCAATTCTCATACTTTCTCCTTTTATTCAGAAATCACCTCGCTGGGAGTCTTTTCCATATTCTTAGTAATAATAGTTGTAAGAACATCTCCAATATAATTCTTAAATTGAATATCTTCTTCTAGATTAGTTTTTTCGGATTCAATAACAGTATATTCAAAAACAAGATATCCCTCATTGCTTCCTTCGTGTTCCTCAAAACTAACTTTTCCGTATTGATAAACTGTTCCAGAATAATCCCCAGAAAGTAGTTCAATATTAATCGCAACATCATCATCTTCTGGAATTACAAATTTATAATCACCCCCTTCAACCAAATTAGTCATCATTTTCCTCCTCATTAAATTCGTCTAAAATATTTTCTGATTCTTCGTCGTTTATTATAGAACCCGAAGAAATCGCATATCTCTCATAAACAGCAGTTTTAAACTTTTCAGAAGTTAAAATACTATCCCAAAAATCTTTATTAGAAGTATCTTTTATCCTAAACTTCTTTTCTTCAACTTCTCCGCTTTCTACATTTACTCTAGAATACCACCCATTCGATGGTTTTGTAACGAATCCCAATTCAAGAGCAATATCAAGTAATCCTGAATATTTACTAACTCCATTATCGAAAGAAATATTAATTGGAATTTTTGATTTTTCTCTAACAAATCTTGATTTTTCAACGTTGATAATGAAGTTATATCCGCACAATTCAGTTCCATCTTTTTCTTGTTGTCTACCAAGAATGTAAATATTATCTGCAGCATAATAACTTCCCGTCCCACCACCAACAACATCTTTTGCATAAAGTTCCATGGTTTTATAGGTATGATTGATAGCAACCATTGGAATGTCTTTTAGAGCCAAGTGCGGAGTAACCATTCGAAATAAACTTTTAATCTGTTTTGAACGCGACATATCTGCGACAGATTTTCCATCCAAAGCATCATCAACTTCTTTCTTAGATGCCAAATTACCAATAGAATCTACTAGAATTATAATTTTATCTCCGCGTTCGATATTATTCAATTGCTGCATAATATCAAATTTTAATTGTTCCACATCAGTAATAGGAGTATGTAAAACTCTATCTAGATCTATACCGAAAGATTTAAAATATGATTGTGGTGACCCAAATTCCGAATCATAAAATAATAAAACGGATTCTGGATACTTATCCATATAAGCCTTTGCCATTAATAGAGAAAACCCCGTTTTAAACATTTTACTAACGCCAGCCCACATAGTAAGACCGGAACTAAATCCTCCATCAATTTTACCAGAAAATGCAATATTTAATACTGGTATTTTTGTAACGATTAAATCTCTATCAGTAAAAAATTTTGATTTTGATAATACGGAAGTATCTTTAATTGTACTATTTTTTTTAATCTTTTCGAGCAAACTCATTATTTTCCTCCTTAATGAACGATCTTCTTATAAGTTTCTACCAGACCAAAATCTTCTAAGTTGATTTCAGGAAGATCTTCGTCTTCTAACTCATTCATATCAATTTCTTCAATAACATTATTGTCTTCACCAAAAACATAAGCAATTGCATCAACATGTTCGAATAAAGCTGAGGCATATTCTCCCACGATTAATGCTGCTCGTTTTGAGTCGTCAGTTACAACATCAGTAAATACAGTAACAGTCTTTTCTTCCGAATCTTCATCAGAATTCCCATCATCTAACCAAAATAATAGAGCAGAAGTATAAAAAATTTCTTCATCAATTTCTTGCTCAAATATATTAACAGTTACCCTTTTTGCTCCAAACATTCTCCAATTTGGAATAACAACTTCTGCATTTTTTTTCATAGATCACCCATATTAAAAGAAATCATCAATCGAATTTTTCTTTTCAAGATCCCATCCAATAATTTCTGTAATAGATTTTAATGGTTCAAGAAAAGTTTTTTCCCACATCATATCATAATCCAAATATTGATTTAAGTCAAGTTCTTTTGGCAATTTTTCCGGAAAACTTAAAACGTTTTCTCTAGTTGGATTAGGCATCTTCATATAACAAAATTTAATTTTATCGCCTTCCTTAATTAATTCATAATTACGATCTAGTTGTTTATCAATCATAAGTTTATTAAAGATTAAAGACCCTCTAACATGAATAGGAGTGCCTTTTTTATATATCATAGTATTATCAGAATACTTATACATACCATTAACTCCGCGAGGAAACGATACTTCTTCTACCGCACTCTTATAAAATTTTTCCTTAAACGAAGAAATATGATCTATAAATTGAGTTTTCTCTTCGTCTAGAATAAGTTTTATACAATGCTTTAGAGCAGTTCTAACTAGATAAGGACTAGAAGATTTAACGATTTCCAATCCAGTTACTTTGATTTTAGGTTCTGAATAAATTATTCCTTCATTAGAATATACGTTTAAAGCGTACCGTTTTTTAGCAACAAAAACGCCAGAAGAACATATTTTTTCTAATTTATACGAAATAGAATCTTTATATGAATTAACATAGTCTTTGAGTTCTTTACAAAATTCATCAACTTTTGGTTGTATCTTTTGTTCAACTAATTTTAATAAGAAATTAATTTTCTGTTCTTTGTTATAATCAATTGGACAAACTTTTTCGACCAATTTTTCCATTGTAAAACCTACTGAATCCGTATCCATAAATATGACAAAATCTTTATCATCGCTTTTTAGTAATGTATTAAAATATTCGTTGATATGATTAGCTGTCCAACGATTAGCAAACTGTCCGTCTAAGGTGATCCCTTCTGCCATCCTTATATCAAAAAATCTAAAATACTTTGATCCCATACATCCATATAAACTATTCTAAACAAAGTTTCTTAGTAATTTTGAAGATTATCGTATTTGGATATCTTATAACTTAAAACCTCCATTTGTTTAGNTAATTCCGAATCTTTAGACTTATTAAATTCTCTCATCAAATCTTCATATTCTTTTTCGCTTTTTAGTTTTTCAGACTTATATTGTTTCCTTTCCTTAAACATCTTCTCAACCATCTCAGGAAGAAAACCCGTTTTATCAGTTTTGAAGAATTGCCCATTAGGAGTTATGGTAACATTATTTTTTGATAAATTTGATAAATCAATTTTTTGGCCAAGAAATTTTTCAACATTTACTCCTTGTGATACTATATTTCGTAAATCATCATTATAGTCCCCAACTTCAACTATTGTTTCTGGGCTTATATTCTTAGCCATAATTATAGAAGGATATAGACTTGTCGCATCTAATGTCGCTATCCATTTATGGTATCCAACCAAAGGAGGTTTAACATAAGCTCCTTCATAGTTAGTATCTTCACCAACTTTATTTTGGGGAATTTGTATGTTCTTATTTTTTAAGAAACCGTAAACTAGGCTATCCCACATCTTAGTTTGTTGGAAGATATCTTCATAATTAGTTTTTGAATCATAAGCCAAGGTTAACGCTAATTCAAATAGTTTACACTTATGATCTAATTTTTCGATCAGATTAACGTCTTGAACATTATATTCAAGAAATTTTTGCCTATCTTCAATATACAATTTATGCAACGAACCTTCATATTCTACTTTCTTTTCGCCGATTACTGATTCTGCAATATTATCAAGTTTATACGATTCTTGAGAAGTTCCTCCGGGTTGATACCGCTTAAAAAGGTCCATATAATCCAAAGAAGAAACCCCAATTATTTTATAATTAATTTCTTCATCAAATTTATTAAACTTAGAATTATATTTCTTGGAAACTTTTTGATGAATTAACCCCCAAGGAGATAATTTCTTTGTTTCTTTTTCGGATACAATTTTATTAAATCTGGTTACGAGATATGGAATATCGAACCCTTCAGTATTCCAACCAGATACGATATCAGGATAATTAAAAGACCAAATATCTATGAACCTTTTACACAGATCATATTCATCTCGACATTTGACGAAAATGACATTATCAGCAGGAACATAATTATCGGACCCATAAGCAAAAACATAAAAATTATCTTCACCAAAGAACTTTAATGCAATTGAAGTTATAGGTTGAAAAGCGTCTTCCGGGGAAGCGAATCCCCCGGAATCTGGGTCTGAATTGACTTCTATATCAATTATAGCAATACGAATCTTAGAAAAATCCCACTCAATATCTTCTTTAAATAGATCGTGAATCAAACAACAATCAAACTTAGTATTACCATAAATCTTAAAATTCTCAACACCATCATATTTTTTAACGAATTCTTTTGATTCAGAAATATTATTGAATTTAATTTTAGTTAAGTTTTCTCCATAGATGGTTTTATATTCGCTTTCCTCGTTTGTAGGAACAAAAAGACTAGGAGAGTATGGAATTTTTACCCTGACCTTTTTTCCCTGTTTAATTCCAGTATAGAGAATAGAATTTCCATACTGTTTAGCATTAATAAAGAAGTCTTTCATATTAAAGAATCAAACTTTGAGTTGGAGCGATAATATTACCAAATATACTATTATACTGTACCAAAAATTCTTCGGCGGGTTCACAAACAAACACAATCTTATCCAAGGTAATCTCGATAATCTTATCATTAGATACTAAAGGAAACGGTAAAAAACCAAAATTTGGTTGACCATTTGCTCCACCAGGAACCATAGATACTCTAACCGGATTTTCTAACTTAACAGTACCATTACTTTCTGTATAGTCAGCAATAATATCTTCACCGGTAATAATTCTGATACATTTAATATTACTCATTAGGCTTCCTCGGTTTCATTGATAACTCTATATTGTGGCATATTATTATCTACAGGTAAAACAATAACATTATCTTCAAGAGCACTCATTTTATGCTCAATAAATTCAAGATACTTATCTCTTTTACCTTCTTCCATATCAGAAACATCAACATAAACTGCTAACTTATCAGTTTCTTCTAGACGAAGAATTTCTAATTTTACTCCACTATAGGTAACAAAAACCTTATTACCCTTTTCTTCAACATACTGAATAAACGGATCTTCCCTAATTTCTGTCAGTTTATTCACCGCTTCATCTTCAGTCATAGAAGAAGTGTTAACCCTAACAACCAAACAGTCATCATCCTTTAAATTAAACTTTTCAAATTCAACATCAAAATTTAGTTCGCTCATATCTTCTCCACTTTTATTCCACATTTAATTAAAAAATCTATTCCGGAACTATCGCGATAATCATTCGCATAATAAACTTCCGAAATTCTTGCCCCATATATCATTCTAGAACACACATAACAAGGATTATGTGTAACAAACATAATTCCTCCTTCAGAAGATTCACTAGATCTAGCCAATTTTAGAATTAAATTTTCTTCTGCATGAGAAACTTCAGGTTTGGTTTTTAATTCGTACCTTAATACTTCTTCTTTACGAATTTCTGAATATGGGTACTTTTTATATAGTTCAGGATAATCTAAACTAAGCGCATCATCCATAGAAATGTATACTCTATTTTCAGCAACATTATCCCACCCAGTTGGAGTTCCATTGTAAGAAAATCCGATGATATTATCATTCTTTACTAAAATAGCTCCAACTTTAAGTTTGGTTGCATAGGATAATTCTGAAGTCCGTTTAGCTAGATCCATATAATAATTAAGAAACCTACCCTTCATTATTCTACAACCCTAGAAACCATGTCTTTTACAATATAATGTAAAGTTCTATCAGTTGGGGTTTTCTTTACTCCAATAAAAACTTTTCCATCAATAGTTTTTTGAGGAAAATCGGAAGAAGTATAATAAACATCAGAATTTACTTTACTTTTAATTTTGTAAAGAGGAGCTGGACGCTTTTTAATTTTTGACATTTTAATGCTCCATAAAATAGTAATTATATTATCAAAGACGCAAAAAGTAAAGGGGGATATTTTAATCCCCCTTAGTTTCAGATTTATTCGGTTAACAATTTTTTATCAGTATTCCCGATTAAAATTTTCTTGGGTTTTCGTTCTTCAGGAATAATATTTTCGATATTAATCTTTAATATACCATTAACGATATTAGCAGAACGAACTACTGAAATGTCACTGAGAGTATAAATATGTTTAAAGTCTCTGTTCGCTAATCCGTGGTGTAAGTATACAGGCTCAACTTCTGGCTTTTTAGCAAACCCAGAAACAATTAATTTATTTTGAGAAGTTTCTATATCAATATCTTCGCTAGAAAATCCTGCAACAGCAATTTGGATTTCGTAGGTAAAATCATCTAGCTTTAAAATTGAATATGGAGGATAAGAAGGGGCTTTTGTATTTCCAAAAATCCTATCCATTTCTTCCATTGTCGAAAATAAACGATCAAATCCAACAGAAATTGGAAGAATATTTTTACCGTATGCGTAACTCATAGATTTTCTCCTATTATAAGCAAGAATTTAACAATTATCTTCCCCGGAGGCAAAGATAGGCGGGAGGAATATTTTAATTGCCGACCCTCCCACTGCAATTCCCATCCCGATGGGTTTTACTTATTTAGTATTTTTCTTAGAACCAATACTATATTTATGCGCAATGTTCCATTCTGATTTCTCTTTATGAGTCAATATTTTAATCTGACTCATATCTACTACATTTTCTTTAATTACTTTGTCACTTTTTATTTCTAAAAGTTCCCAATCTTGTAATAATAGTGTTATAGTATTTCTACGAGCAATATCATTTTCACAAATGTCGGTAGATTTGCCGTCTAATGCAAATAATTCTTTAAAGTGGAGAATAGCATATTCGCCTCTTTTATGTAAGATATAACAACTTGGAAAAAGAGTTTTTTCTTTTTTTGAAGAAATACCCATTCTAGTAAGGGTTTCTCTAACTTTTAAGAAAGATTCTTCGTCCTTCAAATCAATTTTTATTCCATATCCTTTGAATATATCATCATTCATATAAACTAACTCCAATTTTTATTAGATATTAGTTATTTAGTAAATTTAGTAATTTCCACCTTTATCCNNTTTACTTTTAATGAATTTAATATCTTCTTCGGTTANTAGTTTTAAAACTTCTTTAGCCTTATCGACTAGAATACCCATAATATTCCTTTATTANTNCTACATCATCCGAGTCCTTATATTTAATCCATTTTTGGAAGTTTCTATTATATTTTCTTATCGAATAAAACAAATAATCATATTGCAATCTTTTGTCTAAATGAGGATTTTTATTAACTTCATTGACGTAAAAGATACAATCTATATGACCGGAAAGAGCTTTATTGACTACAAACGGAGTATAATCCTTTTCGTCTTCGTCACTATTTATGATGTGTTCGTTAGTTTTTAATATACTAGGAATCACTTCTTTAAACAGATCTAAATTCATACGAACTCCGCTTCTACCATAATTTCTGTCATACAGCTTAAAATTTGAATTTCCGGATCAGCAACAAATCCAGTTTGGAATTGATACTTACCAATAATCAAAACTACCGCAGGAATAGAATTTGGTTTCAGAAAACTATACAATCCATCATAAATCTTACGATAAATTGTGTTATAATCATTATCCAAATTAGTAACAATCCATTCCCTAACTTTAGCGAAATCTTTAGATTTAAGATATTTGATTAAGTCTTTTAAGTTTACATCCCCAACCTGAGAAAGAATACCAACATCAATACTTCCACTAATAGAATATCTTTGTAGTTCGTTTAGAATTTTTCTATTATCAGGATAATATTTGGTAATAAATTCTGCAACAGAAGCCTTATCATAAGTCACATTTTCTTTTTCAAGAATATAACAAATCCTCTTAAAGAAGTTCATAATTAAACTTTTCTTTTCGTCTTTAGTTACGGAAAAGTCAACGCTTGAACATCTAGATTGAATAGCTTCAGGAAATTTATTTTTAAAATTTCCAGTTAAAATAAATGTACAATTTTTAGAAAACGACTCAATACCAGCTCTAAGAGCAGCAAACACTTGAGGAGTTAAGAAATCTGCCTCATCAATAATAATTACCTTCTTTCCACCAGAAAGACTTACTGAAGATGCATAGTTTGTAATTTTAGTTCTAAAAGTATCAATACCGTTTTCACTTGAACCGTTTAGAAAAAGATAATCGCATCCAACTTCATTACAAAGAGCTTTTGCTAATGAAGTTTTTCCGCTGCCAGCTGAGCCGGTTAAAAGTAAGTTAGGAATTTCCTTTTTATTGGCGTATTCTTGAAATGTCTTTTTTATATTATCAGGAAGAATACAATCTTCCACAGTTTTAGGTCTATATATCTCTGCCCAAATAAAATCATCGTTATACATTATATATCCTCAGATTAATATAGAAAATACCGACCTTCCTTGGTCGGTATTGATATAACAAACTTACTTCTTACCCTTTTCTTCAGGGGCTTCGGGAGGAGCAGAAGCCGCAGCTTCTGCTGCCGCCAATGATTCTTGAGCTTGTTGTTGTAGCTTGTTAATCATTCCAGCAGATTGAGCGTATGGAAGTTGAGCTAGGGCATTTAGAATTAACTCAGCTTCGTTTTTTTCTAGATTAAATGTAATTTCAGCCATTTTTTATTATCTCCTTAATTATCTTCAGTTTTAGAAATTATGCCTTCGTATAATAACGAAAATTCTTCGTTTTCGGCAGTAACTTCAGAAAAATTTTTCTTATGATATGTCACTCCCATCTTACGAATAATTTTCTTAGGAATTTTTAATTCATCATATAGATTATTAACAATATCCTTCATCACTTCTTTTTGTGAATCCATCATAGTTTTTACGTCAGAAAATTCTCTTAGCCCCTTTTTCAAGGTATTCAATTCTTCGTCAGTAAACGTTCCAAAAGAACTAACAACAGNGGTACTCATTATATATCACCTTTTTAATTATAATAACTAGAAGTTTCTAGTGTCACAAAATAAACAATATCTTCTGATTTACCAATAAACTTAGCAATACCTCTAGAAGAAATTTCTACATCATATTCCCCAGGAATCATTTTAAGATTTTCTGTCTTAAAAATCAACTTATAATTTTTACCATTCCCTTCCATATTAGAAAGATTAGTAGTATTAACGTGGGCAGAATCATTATTCGCATCAAACGTAGTGATACTAACCACATTTCCGTCGCTTTCAATAGCAATATTTGGACTAACCAAGAACGACTCGCACGTTTTTGTGATCCAATTAAANNCCGCTTCAGTAAAAGTGAATGAAACATCTACTTCCTGTAATATTTGGTCTCTTATCCGGTGCACCAATCACCATCGAAGGATCAGTAAACCTATACTTAATAGAAGTTCTAGTATCAGAACTATTCTTAATCAAGACATTTTTATCATCAAAAGCTAATTCAGCACCATCTTTAAATAGTGAAAGAGACCGATTAAAAAATTATTTAGATCATAGATGCAAAAATCTCTAGGAATTGTCTCATCAATAACAGCGTCGGCTTAAAATAGTTTTTCTGTGGTGATACGGTAGAAATCTTATTTCCGGCTTTAAAAGCAATACCAGAATTAATACTAGAAAAATTCTTTAATATTGCTATAGTTTTTTCACTTAGTTTCATTATTAATACCTCTATTAACGGTTTCTTCTTCACGCATTGCAATCCATCGAGTTAAAGATACAATAGCTTCTTTAACATCTTTTTCCAAATCCTTATGTCCTCTTCCACCAGCAACCAACAAGTTTTTTAACTGCGTGTTGTATTGCTGGGTTAGAAACTTCAAACATTTCCAATAATCTATATACATCAATATATTCGACTCCATTAGGAACCTTTTTATAATAATGCGAATAATCTTTAGACATATTTACCTTCATCAAAAAGAAATATCATATAATATTTTATCAAAAAAGTAAAGCACTACATCTCACCAATATATTGAGCCACCGCAGGAAGATTTCCGCTAAACATATAACTACCAATATGCGTAAGTTTCATCCAAGGACATAGCCAAGAGTCAATACCAATTTCTCTACATTTTTGTGTGAAAAAATAGTCTTCCGAGAGATATCTCTTTGTCGCAGGATCAATAACACAATCAAAAAATGCACAAATTTCTCTATCTCCACCAAAATTAGCTTGACCTACGTGATCCGGTTTATACATATTTTCCGGATATGCTTCTTGAAACTTTTCAAAAACTTCTCGACTAATTAACATAAACCCAGTTCCTAAATCCATAACGGGAAGGGGTTCTGTGATAGAAAATTTAGTTGTTCCGGCAACAGGATTAAATACCATTGAACCTGTTAACTTTTCGTAATCTGATGCAGGAATTTCTGGATTTTTTTGTAAAGCCTTATATAATTGCTTCCATTCAATACTTTTCTTGGGGTAAGGGCCACCGACAATTCCTTTATCAAGGGCTAATAAAGCAACCACATCTTGTGGATTAAATGCAATATCAGCATCAATAAATAGCATATGCGTACAATCGGATCTATTAAGAAATTCATCAACTAGATAATTTCTTGCTCTTTGTATTAAAGATTCGTTGAAGATAAAACTAAATTTTACTTCAACTCCATACTGTGCCATAACTCCTTGTAAATCCAAACAAGACTTCATATACATCCCTGTACATTGTCCGCCATACATTGGAGTAGAAACGAACAATTTCTTTTTCTTTAATTCTTCGGTACTAATTTGGATTTTCATTTTTCACCTTTGTTTGTAATAATAATTCTCTAGCAAATCGTTTAATTTGCTTTTCTCGTTTTTTCAAAGACATTTTTAACGCCAGAGGTTTTGCTACCTTATTAAACGTAATCCCATTTAAATGGTCTAATTCATGTTGAAAAATTCTAGCAGAAATTCCAGCAAATGTTTTAGTTATATATTCACCCTTTTCGTTTTGGTATCTAACATTAATTTCTTTTGGTCTAGAAATAGCAAGAACCAAAAACGGAAACGATAAACAACCTTCATCCATATGAATAGTTTCTTCTGAACAGGAAAGTATTTCCGGATTAAATGCGGTAATATAATCTTCTTCAGCGCCCATAACAAAAACTCTATGAGAAATTCCGCATTGCGGAGCAGCTAACCCATATGCTCTATGCAACTTTAAAGTTTCTATTAATCTTCCGCTTAGTGTAATCGCATCATCACCTCCGGCAAAATTAAACATATCAACATTTTCATAAAGAACCTTTTCTTCTTCAGAAATCAATTTATAAGGTTCGTATTTTTTTTCTTTTTTAATTCCAGAAAGTCCACCAGTATCAATAGTCAAAACTTCTTGTTCACTCATTATATTTTACCCCAGTTCATGCATTCTTGTAAAGTTCTTTTTCTTTTCAAATTTAAGAGTTCTATCGAACCTATCTCCAATTTGGTCCCCTCTATGAGAAATAATTATAGTATGAGTATTATTATCCATAGAATCTATTAAATCTAAAAATTGGTCAATTCCTTCTAAATCTAAAGAAGAATCCAAAACTTCATCCATTATTAATAAATTAGTATTAACAGAATTTTTCATTTTTGCAATTTGCCTAAAAGCAAAAAGAATCGACAAATCTATTCTTAATTTTTCCCCTTCCGAAAAATTTTCATATTTAAATTCGTCTCGGTGTCTACTTTTAATAACCTCTTCAAAATTTTCAGTAATATTGAAATTAACAAAAAAATTCAATTTAGACAAATACGCATTAATCAATTTATTTAGAACAGGCAAATATTGTTTTATGATTCTAGTTTTAATACCACCATCTTTCAATAATAAAGAAGAAAAGTCGTAATATTTTTTTATTTCAGTTGCTTCTTTTTTCTTGGTCTCATATATTTCCAATTCGTTAAGAAGTTCTTTTAGTCTATCGTTATTATCTTCTAAGTTGTCAAATGTTTCCGAAATTTTATTTATTTGAGTCAACTCCTTTTGAATATAATTTTGTATAGCGATTATAGAAGCGTTTAGTCTAACGATTTCAGACTGATGATCTTGTATCTTTAAATTGATTTCATTAATTTTTAAAATTTTATTATCTACCACCAAAACTTCATCAGCCAACTTTTGTAATCCAACTTTTAATTCATTTATTTTATTTACATTTTTTTCTATTTGTTTTGATTTATGTTTGGATTCAATTGATTGCTTACAAGTTGGACAATTGTCGTGCTTTTCATAAAATTCGCAATCTTTGGTCAATAGTTTTAAATTAGTTTCTATTTTAGATTCTATAGATATTAACTTATTCTTTTTAGTCTCTGTCGAAGGTTTATCTTTTATTTTTGATTGTAATTGCGTTATATGTTTTTCTATTAAAGATATATCTGATTTTAGAGACTCTATTTGTTTTGCTGATTTTTTAATCTCTTTCTGTTTTTGAGTAATCTGGTCTTTTGTATTCTTTTTATGTTCAAGAATATTGTGTCTTTGCAAATCTATTTTTTCGTTAGTTAAATCTATACTATAAGAATAATTGGCTATTTCTTCTTTTACTTTTGATGCTTTGTCCTTTAATAAAATATTCATTGTAGAGAATATTTGTATATCCAACAGTTCTTCAATAATTGATCTTCTATCAGCCGAACTCATACTCATAAAAGGTATATACCTAGCAGACCCAAGTATAACCACATTAATAAAAGATTTATAATTAGTCTTTAAAATATATTTTTCCAAATACTCTTGATAATCTTTAGATTTTGCGTCTTGATTAAGTAATATTCCGTTTTGATATATTTCGAAAATATTGGGTTTAATCCCTCTAACAATTTTATATTCTCTGTTACCGATAGAGAAATCTAATTCTACCAATAAACCGCTTTTGTTTATTGAATTAATAATATTAGGTTTATTAGTTTTTCTAAAAGGTTTTCCGTACAAAGCGAATACTATAGAATCAATAGTGCAAGAAGACTTAGAAGCCCCGTTTTTTCCAATAACTAACGTTTTTTTATGAGAATTTAAATTAATTTCTACTGGAGTATTACCAACAGAAAAAAAGTTCATCATTTTTACAGATTTGAATATGATCATATACTATCTAAAGACAAGGCTTCATTATATAAATTATGTAATATACTTTTCACTTTATTCTGATCTAATTCTTTAGTTTTTAAATTATCAACATATTTAGATAGAATAGTAATAGTATCTTCAGTTTCATCAATATCATCCAATTCTTCAGATAATACCTCTGAGGTTTCTTCAATAATAACTAAATCAATAGGATTTATTTGATATAATTTATCAACAAAATTATCAAAAAGATATAAATTTTCTTTATTCTTGACAATAAGTTTTATATAAGAATTTGAATATTTTTCGTAATAGTTATCTGAAAGATTTTGTTTTAGTTCTTCTTCGTTCAATAAATCATCGTAATATATCTTATTAAACATCCTATAAGGATTTTGAATAAATTCTAATTCTCGAGTTCCAAAATCAAAAATATGAAACCCTTTTGGGTCAGAATTATCGTGCCAAGTTAATTCATAAGGAGTACCTAGATAATATATATTTCCGCGATTTGAGCGATGATGATAATGGCCAGTGAAAACGAATTCAAACTTTTGAAAAAGTTCTGGCGACATTCCTTCTTCAGAAACGAGTCCTTTATGCATAGCAAAATCGCTTAATTCAAGATGACCAAAACAAAAATCGCTTTTGGATTCTTGCATTACTTGCATAGATTTATCATAATTTTCTTGACAAATCCAAGGTAAAATACAAATATCAATTCCAAATACCAATTCAAAATTAATTGGTTCTTCTATAATAATTATATTTGAATACTCACCAAGAAGAAGTTTTTGGGAATTTATAGTTATCGTGTCCTTATAGTGTGAATCGTGATTCCCAACTAATGTAATCAATTCAATATCATATTCTTTTAATTTATCAAAAAAATACCTTTTACATTCAGATAACCCTTGTAAATGCGTGACCTTGCGGTTGTCAAACAGATCTCCCATCTGAATAACAGTTTTTATATTATTGTTATTCAGATAAGGGAAAAAAGTATTTTCGTAAAATTTTTCAAAATAAGAATTAAACGATTTAGACCCATTCCTCACGAGGAAGTGTGAGTCCCCAAGAATAGCAACTTTCATATTTTATTGCGCCATAATCATTTCAATTTGATCTTTATCAATAGTTTCATACTTTAAAAGCATTTCAGTCATTGATTCGACCTTTTTCCAATTATTCTTTAAAATTCTCTCAGCCTTTTTATAATTTCTTTGTAAAATATTCTCTATTTCTTTTTGAACTAATTCATTATCAAATCCAGATTTTAATTTCGATTCGCCGCTAAATCCATCTTTTTCAGTATAAACCATTGGTATAAGTTTACTTCCCATTCCCCATTCAGTAACCATTTTAGTGGCGATTAACGTAGCTCTTTCAATATCATTAGAAGCACCAGTTGTTACATATTCCTTTCCAGCAAATATTTCTTCACCAATTCTACCAGCATATAGACTTGCTATTTGCCCTTCAAGTTTCCTTTTGGAAATTGATACCGAATCGTTTTCTGGTAAAAACATAGTTATACCCAAAGCTCTGCCTCTAGGAACGATTGATACTTTATATAAAGGATCATGTAATTCTGAATAGTATCCAACAATCGCATGGGCACTTTCATGAATTGCGGTAAGTTTTCGTTCTTCATCCGACATAGAATAGGTTTTCTTTTCCAATCCCATGAGAACTTTATCTTTAGCTCTTTCAAAATGATATGAATTAACTTCATCCGCTCCGTCTCTAGAAGCGAAAATAGTTGCTTCATTAACTAAATTAGCAAGTTCTGCACCAGAAAAACCAGAAGTTCCGCGAGCTATATTTTCCAAATTTACATTTTCGTTAATAGGAACATCTTTAGTATGTACTTCTAGAATTTGTTTTCTGTCATTTAAATCAGGTAATCCAACAGTAATTTGTCTATCAAATCTACCCGGTCTTAGCAACGCTTTATCTAAAATATCTGGACGATTTGTTGCAGCAATAATAATGATTCTAGAATTTGTTCCAAAACCATCCATTTCAACTAATAATGAATTAAGGGTTTGATCCCTTTCGTCATTAGAGACTAAACCAGAACTTCTAGATTTACCAACAGCATCAATTTCGTCAATAAAAAGAATTGCTGATTCGTTTTTCTTCAATTCCGCAAACATATCACGAACTCGCGAAGAACCAACGCCAACAAACATCTCTACGAAATCAGAGCCAGAACAATAATAAAAAGGAACTCCAGCTTCGTGTGCAACAGCTTTACTCAGTAAAGTTTTTCCAGTTCCTGGATCGCCGGTCAATAAAACTCCCTTAGGAACCCTTCCACCAAGTTTATTAAACTTTTCCGGATTTTGTAAGAAATCAATAATTTCTTTTAGTTCTTCTTTAGCATCATCACATCCAGCAACATCAGAAAATCCAACGGTATTATTCTCATCTTTTTCCAAAAGTTTAGCTTTCGAATTACCAATAGAACCAAACCTACCACCAGACTGTTTTCTAGCTATCCAAATCCAAACACCAATTAACAATAATACGGGAAGTAAATTAAAAAATAGATCCAATAAAAAATTTCTTTTTTCCGGAGGAACTACAACTACATCAACATTATGAGATAATAGATCATTTATTAAATCTGGATCATTTTCCGGGATAGTTAGAGAAAATTCTTCTCCTGTATTAGTTATAGCTTCTAGAGTATTATCTTTTATCCTAACTTTAAAAACTTTATCGTGTTTAACAATATTAATAAATTTGGTATAGGAAGGGGAATAAGTATCCTTTATTGCAGGTTGTTTATAATAATTAAACAGGGTTACTATAACAAAAACTGCAATAAACAATTTTATACTCGTTATTATAAATTGTTTATTCATATATTTTTCCTGTTATTCTAGGAATAATTCTATTCCTTTATTTTTCTTTTCGGGCTTTTTTTTCTCTTCTTTACTTTCATATTGCTCTATGAAAGAATACATATTCTGATATAATTCTAATTGTGGTAAACGAGTATCGTCACCCAATTCTCTCAATTCTTCTTCATCTAGAACTCCAAAAGATTCGGTAGCCTTATACTTTATATATTGTTGCTTTTTCTCCTTGTCAATTCTACGCACAAAAGCATACCAACAAATTTGAGTAAAATACGCAAAAGGATTTGATGACTTACCGGGATCAAAATTTTCAAAATACATTAAACAATTTTCTATTGCATCAGAAATCATTTCGTCCTTATAGGTGTAATTATAAAAGTTCGGACGTTTAGCTAGATTATTGGATATCTTCAAAAAACATTCTCCGATATAATCGGGAATTCTAGGCTTAGGATAACCAGCTTCTATAGAAGTTTTGACTTTACTTTTATAACTTATAAGCGCATCAAGAAAATCTTGATTATTAATATATTCATTTTTATGATTTGACATTTATCAATACCTTTTAATATTATAAAAACAATATTATATTATAATAGTATAAAAAAGTAAATCAAAAAAAAATGCTTTACTTTTGAAAAAAAATATTTTATATTAACTATGTCCAGCCGGTAAGTATATGTTTCTATCAGTTAGTGAACTTGATTAAAGTTCTTAGCGTCAAGTTTCTCTAAAAGTAAATCTAAAACTTCTTGTGACTCTTCTTTATCTTTGTCATTTAATCTATTTACCGTATTTAAGTAGTATTCTTTAAATTCTTCTTTAGGTTCCATTACTGCTAAAATTTCAGAAGAATTTATTGTTACTGATTGATTTTCCACTAAATTTATTGGTAGCCAATAATTCATAATCAGATTTTGAGATTTGGTTTTTCTATTATATTCGATATATACAGAAAACGGATTAGAAATTTTAACCTTATCTTGCAGTTCCTGATAAAAACATACAATATCCTCAGTCGTTTTTAATTTTATAATTTTTACATCAATCATTTTTTGTTTCGCTAAATGTTATATTTTTCAAAGTATAATTAAATTGTTCGGAGTTATAATATTTAACTCTCTCTAGAAAATGCTGTAAAGTAAAATTTTTACTTTTTTTATATGAAATATCATCAACAATGTCATATACAGTTGCTGAATCTTTTGAATGATGTAATCGCAAAACTCTACCAATACTCTGTAAAACTCTTATTGAAGATTTTCCATTAGTAGCAAATATAATATTATGAAGATTTTTGATGGAAACACCTGTACCCATTGTTTGAACTGACGCGACTATTATTGCGTTTGATTCCGTCTCCATAATTTGCCTAACTTGTTCGCGTTCTTTGCTATCAACGCCTCCGTGTATAAAGTATATATTTCTATCTTTTTTGTGAATAGAATTGCATAATAATTCGTATAAAACTTTTCCATGACATTCTACTAAGTGTGTCAAAATAATTGTATTAGAATTTAAAGAAAAAGCTAAATTTTTAATAAAATTATTTCGTTTTGTATTCGATACTAGATATTTTATTTCATCTTGATATTTTATTTTTTTCTTAGCAAAAACTTTTTTAATTTCTTCATCATATTTTAATATCAAACATTTAATATTAAGGTTTGAAACTTCGTTTCTTTCCATCAATTCTTTTGTAGTGGTCAATCTAATTATTGATCCGGTTAATCCGATTATCGTATTAATATTCGCTTTTACGTTATCAGTTGTTCCTGTTAATCCTATTCTATAATCAGCATATACACATTTTTCTAAAATTTTAGTAAGCTCGGTGCCTTTTATTCCATGAGCTTCGTCAATAATAACAAAATCATATTTTTCAAAATGAGATTGTTCTTTAATAGTCATTAATGATTGCCAAGTTGAAAGGTGTAAAGATTTTGAAGAATTTTTATCTTGTCCGGCAAATATTTTATGAACAAAGTCATCAACGCTCCACCCATTATTTGAAGAATAATCAATAAAATCGTTATGTAATTGGTGAATAAGAGTTACGTTTGGTACAATTATTAAACCTCTTTTATTTTGTTCCAATAGATATCTAGAAATAGTGTAGATCACAGCCGATTTGCCCGAGGAAGTTGGAGAAAGTACCAAACATCGTTTTCTTTGAACTGCTTCAATAAAACCTTTTACTTGATAATCGCGCAATTCTATTCGTTCGCCTTTAGAATATAAATCAATATGTTTCGTAAAATTTTCCAGTTCTTCGTTAGACGGCATATTTTTAATTTTTAAATCGTCACTTAATTCAAAAGTATAACCGCGATTTTTACAAAACTTTATAACTTCTCCCAATAACCCGAAATATAATTCGCCTCTATTTTTTGATAATAGTTTTAATAATCTGATTTTTCCATCCCAGATTTTTGCTCTAACTTTTGGATGATATTTGTATCCATCGGCATAAAAAGTAAATACGTCTTGTAGTTCATATAAAACAGAAGTTTCTCCAGTTATAGTTATATAAACTTCTGATTTTTTTTCTATTCGTATATCCATTATGCGCCTGATATAAATTTATTATAATCCACTAAAGTTTTAACTTGCCAACTTCTATTTTTAATTTCATTCAGTATTTGTTCACAAGTAGAAATTGCTTGATCGTGATATGATTTTTTTTGTAAAAGTTTTACTAATTGGTCATCGGAATTAATATATCTTTCTACATTTCCTTTTGTACCAATTTTTAGATCAAATTGTTCCCATCCATATTGATCCAGAGTTTCTTTATCCAGATGCCCAAGATAATATTCGGTTTTAATATTTTTTAGTTTATCGTATTCAAATTTACTTTTTAAACTACTTAATTTATGTTCGTTTAAAATCCTAAGATATTTTGCGTGAAGTTGGGGAATTTTAACAATTTCATTCCCCAACTGAGTTTGATCAATAATACAATCTTTAGTCCAATCATTCAAAATCTCATCAAGTTTTATCATAATATAATTTTCGCCTTATTTTCTATCTATATTAAAAATTTGGTATTTAAATCTAGCAATTGCGCTTAAAGTTTCATCGGCACTTGCTGAAGTATCAAATCGTATTTCCGACAAAGATACCGGAAACGCATCAGTATATTTAACGACTAGTTTAGGGTTATTTAGACCGGTCAATACTGTTAGATGTGCGTCAGAATATTGTGGCCTTTGTACTTGTAGAGAATAAAAAGATTTTCTATCCATATTTTTATATTCATCAAAACTACAAGGAAAAGTATAACCTCTAATCCAATCGTGCAAAACTTGATAAGACCACAAATCTTCATCTAAAATAAATTCAATATCAAAAGTTCCATATTGAATTTTATCCCCTGGTCTATATAAATCAACCATAGGGTTTGGTTGAACTGCGGGATTACTGCTAATTTCTGGTATATTTACTTTCGTACAAAAATACGTTACAGTGCTAATCTTTGGAAAAACCACTGTAAATTTTGTTGGTTGTAAATAATTTGTATTTTGAGGGTTTCTCGTTTGAGCGGACATAAAATTACTCTCTTATAAATACGCGATACTATAACTATATATTTATAGGATTTAAACCAATCTCGTGAGTCGAGTATAATCATTCTCGGAATAAAGAAGAATGCTCTGTAGGTGTAGCGATTTATTAATTGTGTCGCGAATTATTTTACAATTAATTATTTGTAGGTATAAATTATAAACCTTCCTAAAAATTCAATCGAATACGAGACTTGCTCTGTTTAAAAATAATAACAAGTGTGGAATTAATATTATTTTACAAGTATTAATTCCTGCCGAGATAAGATAAAAATCTTGCAACGATAACGTAAAAGGCGAATCCGAATCTCCCGTCTTGACCTGTAATAAGGTTGTTATGTAAAATTGCTTCAGAATAACGCCAAGGATGATGCAAGCAAAAAGTTGGATCTTGTTCCGAGGCAACTTTTTGCTTAAAATTCACCGGATGATACTAATAACCCTATCAATTAAAAGTTTACTTTATTAGGAATCTATAATACTTACAAAACATATTAATGCCTCCGGTAATTAAAAACTGCTCGTTATTTGGAGATATTATTAAAAAAGATTTAGCTCTGTGGTATTGGTGTATCGTTGAATCCGTAAAAAATGTTTTTTCTTTATTCCAAGGTACTTTTCCTGTCGTATCCCATTTATGATCGCCGTTTCTCTCGTTGAGAAACGATGGGTTATTTTGGGCATCAATTCGTTCCAAGACTCTACATTCCCACAATTTACACGCGTCTGGATTATTTGGAAAAGTTCGGCGAATTTGTATTATATCAGGTTCGCCGAACTGAATTCTAAAACCAGTTACATAGTCTGACGAAGTAAAATACCGTTTCCAGAATTCTTCGGGATGACAATTTTTAGCAGTTCTCCTGCCGTAATAAAATTTATTATGTTTTGACCAACCGATTAGGTAAGTGTATGGTGTATAAATATGCATAGCTGAAGCACCTCGTTTGCTTTAGGGTCTGTGGATATGGGGATATCGCGACAGACATTTTTTTATTTACTTTTTAAATAATTTTATTTATAATATTTATTATTTTGGCGGAGATATAATATGGATTCGGTAAAAACTATAGTTGCTAAAGAGAAATTGGACTGCGAATACTTGTTAGGACAGTTTCTTGATGAATCGCACTATGATACTATTATAGATTTTTCTTGTAACTATTTTGCTCCAGCTAATTGCGGCTTAGAAGAAAAGTCTAACTGCAAAGAATCTGATTGTTCAAAATGTCCTAAAGGAATTGATGAAGATAATGTTATTTTCGTTTTACGTAAAAACTACTTTACTGAAGAAGAACAGTTAGGAGCTCTAGAAGCGTTAAAAGGTGCTGCTGGTCAATCTCAAAATAGAGGTATTGCGGCTGGGCCTCGCGGAGAAAAGCTACAAGGTAGAGAATGGGTTCACGATTATCAATTAGAAATCCTTGATTATTTTTCCGATCCTATAGAAAATTTATTTGATATTGACGTTATTCAAGAGATTCTAGATAGAAAAGATTCTAAAAATGCGGAAGAATCTACTAGGGGATTTGTTTGGTTAACTTCAAAAACTTCTGCTGAAAACTTCATATTTGACGTTTGGGTCGAATCTACCAGAAAATTACCAAAAGCTGAGCAGATTACAGAAGCTGAACGAGTAAAGAATTTTATTTCTAATACGAATTATGCTATGCCAGTATTTTCTGGTGTAGCTGGTTGGATGGACCGCTACCCCAGAATTCCTTACGGCAGAGCAACCGCTTATACCGCTACCAATAAGGAAAAATTCAAATTATCGTACCCTCTTTTACAGAAACTTGCGAAAGGGTTTTCGGAGTTATTGCCAAAAAGATTTGCATTTCAAAGTTCCTGTGCGAACAAATTGGATCCAGAATTTGTAGTTCCAGGAACTCCTTTTACTACTTTAACTGTCAATAAGAGTTTTAGAACTGCTGCTCATCGAGATGCTGGTGACTTGCATCAAGGATTTAGTAATTTAACTGTACTGACTAACGGAAAAAATTATTCTGGTGGGATGCTGGTATTACCAGAATTCAGAGTTGCGGTAAATATTCGTCCTTCTGATTTATTATTAATCAATAATCATTTCGGTATTCACGGAAATACTCCAATAGTTTTAGAAGAAGAAGGTGCAGAAAGATATTCTTTGGTTTGTTATTTCAGAGAAAAGATGTTAGAACTTGGTACAAAAGAATATGAAGATTATCGGTTTAATTTTATCGAGTCAAGGCGGTTAAATAAAGAACATCCGCTTTGGAGACCGCTTTGGAACGGAATAAGTCCAAATTGGGAATCTTCAGATGAATGGAAAGATTATCTGTTGGGACAACCGAACGGAGAAGAATATTTAAAGAAACATCATCCAAAATTATATGAAGAAATGTTTACCAAGAAAACNACTTTGGAAGATTTCTTTTGATGAAAATATTAAATTTACACACTTGTCCNAATGGATTGTTTTCAAAATATAAAAATCCAAACGGAGGTCTTGAAAAGGTAGTATACGATTTACACGTTTTGATGCGTGAATTTGGAGTTGATATAACATCTGTATGTTCTCCGACTGATTGGTGTTCCAATGAAGCGGGGTTTAAGCCGATTAACCCTACTTCGGATTGGAGAAGTAATTGGAAACAATATTGCAGTTCATTATACGCTTTAATTGAATCAGATAAACCCGATGTAATTATTGTTCACGGAACAAATAAATTATTAAAGGTTTTTAATGATTGGGAAATGCCAGTGTTGTTTATCGATCATCAAGGACACGGTTCGATTAATCTATTATACCATTTAGATTTCTATACTAAAATTGTTCCAAAAAATAGAAGTTTTGGCGGTAAAATATTTGGAGTATCGGACCTTTCCAACATCTTAAAAGAAGAAGAAATTTCTAAACAAAAAATAGATCCTAATTTTAAGTTTGATGGATATTTAAAGTTTCAGTATATTACGCCTGAATTAGAATTATATAGAGTATCCGAACACGATTTTAAAGCAGTAACTATCGGTAATCCTGAAGGATATAAGCAACCGCATAAAATAGATTATCTCAGAAAGAAAAAATATGTATCCGATTATACTCTGATTACGCAGAAACCGGAAAATCCTAAAAATAAAATAATAAAATATTGGGATAAAAATATTGCTAGCAATGAAGAGATTTTGACAAGAACTAAATGTAATATATCCAGAAAAGATACTTTTGATATTTTAAACACGTCTATGTTATACGCTTCTACCAGTCCATATGAATCGGCTGGTATAACTACATTCGAAGCATTTAGTATGGGGGTTCCTGCAGTTTTATGGGCAAATAAAGAACGTCACGCTTCGGTAATGTTTGCTCCTGAAGGAAGAGGTTGGGTTTGGGAGTATGTAACGACTGATAACTTGGTCGATTTTATCGAGTATACAAAAACCGCAAATAGATATAAAATTCGCGAGTATACATATGAAGTGAACAATAAAAAAACTGTTTTTGATGAATTGATTCTGAAGTTAGAAAACTATGTGTCGTTAAAATCAAAAACTAAATCTACTACTCTCGAGGATTTCTTTTGAAATATTTACACCCAGATAATAAAGATAAACCGTTTGTTGATTGGAGAGAACCCGCTGTACGACTAGAAGGATTTTTACGATGGTTACAATGGAGAATGCGTTGGTGTGATTTAGATCATTATGCTTGCAACAATGCTTATAGAGATGCTGATGGAGATATGTCTCCTACTGGAAAACCTATGACAACTGAGCAGGCGTACTGGTTTTCTTTGATATTTGGTATGACTTACCAATCGGAAATGGCTTGGGTTATATATTGGCATTTTCCTAATTTTTGGGATATTGATTCTAAAGAATTAGAAGATTGGAATAAATCTACTATTGATATTCAGAAATACGCTAAAGATACCAAATATAATAAGGGTAGAATTGTAGAACAAGTTAAATCGTTACGAGAAATAATTGAACCCAGCGGAAGTATTGAAAACTTCTTTAAAAAAAGTTTAGGAAATACTGAGCACGAATCGTTCGAGAACGCTTTTAATTTGTGCATGTCTTTCCATAAATATGGTAGAATGTGTTCTTGGATTACTTGCCAAACATTATACGAAACTGCAGGTCTACCTATTCGACCAGCAAATGTATTGGCAACAGATCCTTCTTGTTGGTCTGTAAGATCAGGATTACTATATATCTACGGAAAAGATAATATGATCGAAAAATCTGATAAGAAAACGTATTTTTCTGAAGATGATTTAGAATTTATCAGACAAAAAGAAATCGAATTGTATGATACGTCGCTTGGATATGTTGATGAAAAAGATCGTGAAATTTATTCAAATTATTTATTAGAATCACATCTTTGTCAATATAAGAAACTAATGCTTGGGGGTGATTATGCCGGACACAGTTCTGGTGATCACGTATCAAGAGCAAGTTGGTTAAAGGAACGTTGGAACAGTGTTAATTTTGATGCGTTTTTTACGAATGCTGTAAGTAGGCATTGTTCGTTAGTACGAAATAAGAGGGAAAATAAACCTCTACGAGATCTTTGTACTAAAACTGGACAAATGATTAATATGCATAATGATTTTGATGATATGCCGGATATGTATAAAGAACTTGATATTACACCAGAAATGTTTCTTGAACACGGTGTATATGAAGATCAAGTTAAAAAATCTATTGACTTTTATGCTAATAGATTATATAATAATGTAAATAGTTTGGATAAGTTCTTTTAGTTTTAGGCAGCTACGTTCTCAACCAAATTTCTGCCTGTGGTCTGATTAAAATCACAAAACAACTGATATACTGAGGAGTATAAAATGTCAAAGAAAATTAAAGTCGCCGTTGTTGGAGTTGGTAATTGTTTTTCAGCCCTTTATCAAGGACTAGAATATTATAAGGATCACGATGAAGATTCTGAGGGTTCTAGTATTCCTGGTGTAATGTTTTCGCGAATTGGTGGATATCACCCTGCGGATATTCAAATTGTTGCTGCCTTTGATGTAGATCGTCGAAAAGTTGGTCGTCCAGTTGGAGAAGCTATTTTTGCTCATCCTAATTGTGCCAGAGTATTTTGTGAAGATGTTCCAGATGGACCAATCGTAGAAATGGGTCCAATTTTAGATGGTGTGTCTGAATATATGGCAACCCAACCTGAAAAACTATGGATTTAGGATTTCTAATGAAGATGTATCTGACGTGGATAAAATCCTAAAAGATTCTAAGGCTGAAATTTTGATCAATTATTTACCAGTTGGTTCTCAAGAAGCAACGGAGTTTTAGGGCAAATAAATGTCTTAGAACACGGTATTTCATTCCTTAATTGTATTCCTGTATTGAATGTTAATCATCCTGATTGGGAAACTAAATTCATTAATGCCGGTAGTTCCTTATATCGGTTCTGATATGAAGTCTCAATTTGGCGTCTTCGATTCTATCGCAAATGTTACAGGAACTTGCGTTTAGTCGAGGAATGCAGGTAGATTTCCACCAGCAACTTAATGTTGGAGGAAATTGTGATTTTAACAATATGATGGTTCAAACAAGGTTAAAGCATAAAAAAGTTTCTAAGGAAAATGTTATTCGCGCTCAGAATGATATTCGCGGAATTCCCGTTGATGATGAGGCGTTATTTGCTGGTCCTTCTACTTTTATTCCGTATCTGAAAGATAATAAGGTTGCTTATTTTAATCTACATCTACGCGGGTTTGGAGATGCTCCAATTACAGTTGATGTGAAGTTGTCAGTTCAAGATTCGGAAAATTCTTCTGGAGTAGTAATTGACGCTCTACGTTATCTAAAGGTTGCACGAGAAATGGGTATTGTTGGATGTCTCCGAGGTCCTTCGGCGTTTACTCAAAAGTCTCCGCCAAAACAGCTTACATATGAACAATCGTATTATGAATGTGAAATGTTGGCTGAACGTCAATTAACCGAAATTACTGAAAGACAAATTGATAAACAATCTGCTATTGATTTTGCCTGGGAAGAATATAATAGCGGTGGTATGGATTATCTTAGATTAGTTGGAATGTAATATGAATTCGTTTGATATTGATGGAGTTATCTACATTAATAAAGACCTGGATGGCGTATATCCAGGTCCTGAAGATATTATTATTACTGGAAGATCGTTTGAAGAGTTTACAGAAACTCAAAAGATGCTAGACCGAAAGGGGATAAAAAATCCTGTATTCTATAATCAATTGCCTTTTGAACAGAAATCCAGAATTACTTCTGGAGCGCATAAAGCGGTAACTCTAAATAAACTGCGAGACGAAGGAATAAAAGTTAATATTCATTTTGAAGATGATCCAATTCAAATACAGGAAATTAAAAAGATTGCTCCTTGGGTTAATGTAGTTTATCTTCAACACGATTTAACGAATAAAGAAAATGTGAGGCATACTGATTAACGCTTTTTACAATTATTAAAATGATATCTTTTCATATTTGGACCTTTACCTGATAATCCACAATACGGGCAAACTACTATTGGTTCGTTTGCCCTTTGTATTTTTGCTTTTTCGCTTATAATTTTTTTATTTGTTTCAGATTTAGAAATATTATCAACCCCATATTTTTCCAATAAAGTATTTTTTGTTTTTTGTTTTATTGATTCGTTTTGAAATACGTTTTCGCATTGGTACTTAGATAAGTTAGTTTGTTTACGTTTTTGTTTTATTTGTGGCGATTTATTTGGGTTATCGTAACCGTACAAAATTAAGTATGTCTTTTTTGCTTTATCTCTATTATTATATCCTTCGTTCCCGAATTTTCTTTTTTTAGTTTTTTTGGATTTTTCTTTAACTTCTGGGGATTGTGATGAGTGTTCAACCCCATAGATATCTAAACAAGTTTGTTTCTTTTTTTCTTGAATTTGCGGAGATTGCATTGCGTGTTCACAACCATAAGTTTCTAAATAAGTTTGTTTCTTTTTTTCTTTAGATTCATCATCAATAATTCCAAAATCTTTTCCGCCGTTACTTTTATTTAGAAATGACGGATGATTTTTAGCATCGATTGTTGTTAGATATTCGTGTTCAAACGCGACGCAAGATTCGGCATCTGAAAAAGTTCTATGAATACAAATAATATCTGGTTCACCATTTTCTTCTCGGAATTCTGCAACATATTCCGATGAAGTAAAATACGATTCCCAAAGATCTGATGGTTGACATCCTTGAGCATATTTTGCTCCATAATAAAATTTTTTGTGTTCAGACCAACCAATAATATATGTAAATGGAATATAAATATCCATAGCTGAATCTCCTCGGTAAAGTTTAAGATTTAGAGTAGATGGGAATTGGTACTTCCGCGATCTACATTTATTTATAATTTTTATATATTTGATAGGATTATATTATGACTAATGAAAAAAATCGCCGTATTCTGGCAATTATCGGAGAACCGGGAACTGGTAAAACTACGTTGTTTCGTAAGTTTATTGAACAATATAAATGGGAAAATGTAGAACCAGTTAAATTAGTATCTTCAATGTATTGTAAGGATACAAATACCTATATTTTAGGAAAATACGAAGAAAATGAGGTTTTTGCTGGAACGGACAGACTTAGTATGAGTTGTCAGCCTCAAGTTATTGATTTTATTAATAATTCTGATGGTAATATTCTCTTCGAGGGCGATAGATTAACAAATATGAAGTTTTTCGACTTTTTGATAGGTTTACCCGAAACGGACGTAAAAATTGTTGTTTTAACGGTTCCTCAGGAAGTTATGACTGAAAGATATAAAGATAGGGGTAGTGATCAATCTGATACTTTCTTAAAAGGCAGAAAAACCAAGATTAATAATATTCGCGGTAATTTTGAATATATGGATTATATTGAAGTTTTTGAAAATAAAAATATTGACGATCAAGAAAAAATACTCAATTGTATTAATGAGTTTTTGGCATAAATTGTATAAATAGATATAGGTCGCGGGATTGCCGTCCCCACCTATTCTAATACTAAAAGGGAGTATCAGCTATGGATATTTATAATCAATTTACAAATGTAGTTTTTGATTCCAGGGGAAATATTTCTCCGGTCAAATTTAGAAAAGAATATTTTATTAAGCAAAACAAACAACCTCTTTGGGATTGGTTCGAGGAACAACAACAAATTTTTGAAGGATACTCAAATAGAGAAATTCTGTTATTAATATCTAATGGGTATACGATTTCTCCGAAGTGTATTGTTTGCGGAAATACTGCAAAAATCCAAGTTTATTCTGGGAAATCTAATTTTAGTGTTGATTATTGTTCATTAGAATGTTCACATAAATCAAATAAAAGAAAAATAAAAATTTCAGAAACTAAAAAGAATTATACCAAAGAACGTTTGGATGAAATAGAAGAAAAACGAAAAAGAACTAATCTTGAGAAATATGGTGTTGAATATCAATCTAAACGACAAGAAGTAAAAGAAATAATTTCGGAAAAATTATCAAAACACCAAATCGGCGCCAAAAGAAACAATCTTTTAGACAGAGATTGGTTAAATGAAGAATATAACGTAAAGAAAAGAACCGCCCTGGATATTGCAGATGAAGTAGAAGTTTATTATGGTACTGTAATAGAATATTGTAAAAAACACGGTTTTAAAATTAGAAGGTCTTCTAATAATTCTTTACCACAAAAGAAAATATATGAATTTATTTGTTCCATTTACGACGGAGAAGTATTGTACAACGATTGGGATATTCTAGGTAATTTAGAATTGGATATCTATATTCCTGAATTGAAGATTGCCATCGAGCATAATGGATTACCAAGCCATTCAGCAAATCCTGATACTAAGAAAAACAAAACTAGACATTTAGAAAAAACCAAAAGATGCGAAGAACTTGGGATTAATCTATTACATATTAGAGGGGATCAATGGATTAACAAAAAAAATATTGTGAAATCTATGATACAAAATAAACTAGGTCTAACTAATAATAAAATTTACGCCAGAAAATGTGAAATAAAAACCCTCTCTATAAAAGAAGCTAGGGATTTTTTTAATGAAACACATATACAAGGTTATTGCGGTTCATCAATAAAACTTGGTTTGTTTTATAATGGCGAATTAGTATCTGCAATTTTATGTTCTAAACCAAGGTATAATCGTCAATATGTTTGGGAATTAATTAGATTTTCTAATAAATTAAATACATCTGTTATTGGGGGGTTTTCAAAATTGTTAAAACATTTTAGAAAAAACCATCAAGGTAGAATGATCAGTTATTGTGATCGTAGTAGAAGTCAAGGAAATGTGTATAGAAAAAATGGGTTTTCGTTAATCTTAGAAAGCGAATCCGGATATTACTGGACCGATAATCATACGGTTTATCATAGAACGAATTTCCAGAAACATAAATTGGAAAATAAATTAAAAAGCTTTGATCCGTTATTAACCGAAAAAATAAATATGTTTAATAACGGCTACCGGATAATTTATGATTGCGGCGAATTAGTATTTGGAATGGAATAAAAAAGGGAGCCGAAGCTCCCTTTATAATATAAGAATAAAAATGATATTACATCAAATTACGAACTGTAAAGATTCTATAATAATTATTCTTACGAGCGTTTAGAACGCCTGCGCCGACGTCAGTTCCTTCCGCGAATGGATTCGCAACCATACCATAGCGGGTTTTAAAGCCGATCTTAGGTTGGAAGGTGCCAGGATCAACTGCGCGAACCATTTGGAGAGGAACGTATGGGCAGTAGAATAGACCAGCATCATAAGGGGAAGTACCCTTATAACCAACGGTAACTAGTTCAGTACCAGCAGACATACCACCGAAGTAAGGATCGATATAGACCTTAATACGACCGTGTAGCATACCAGCGAAGGTATTACCAGTATCGTCAACTGATAGATCAGCAGATAGAGCAGGGGTGTACTGTAGAACACCAGCCATAGCTAGAGCTGAAGCAACGTCAGAAGAAACGATAAGGATATTACCTTTCCCTCTACGAGTTTGCTTTGCAATTGCATTAGCTTCTCTTTCGATGTGGTAGATTAGACCCTTGAAACGTTCAACAGACCAGCGACCATTAGAATCGGTATCTAGATCGAATACGCCTGGAGTAACAGTACCCCATTGTGCACCTGGCTTAGCAACGGTATAGATCGTACGGATAACTTCGCGGTTGATTTCCGCTAGGATTTCAGTAGATAGAATGTTGCTTAGTTCGGTTTCGGCGTCTAGACCGTGGATAGCTTTTAGGTCTTGAGCTAGTTCTAGCGAATATTCAGCCTTTAGAGCGCGAGTATTAGCAGTAACAGTAACCTTATCAATGGATAGAGCCATTTGAGGGAAGGTTCCGGTGTCTAGAGCTTCGCCAGAAGCAGTAGAATAACCGCGACCAGTATCGAATACGGTAGTATCAGCAACGTTAGCAACTGGGTTAGTTGCGATATCAGCTGCAGTAGAACCACCAACGATACCACTGAATACGGTGTTAGCTTCGTTATAGAACGCTTCAGCACCAGATTGGTTGCCATAACGCGAACGTAGAGCGAAGATTAGACCAGTAGGACCGGACATTGGTTGAACGCCAGCAACGTCATATGCGATTAGGTTAGGAAGCGCACGACGAACTAGGCTGATTAAGATAGGATCGAAGTTAGAAATTGCAGAACCAGTAACGTTAGTTGGAGCAGTTTCGGTTAGAGCCTGTCTTTCGGATTCCATAGCTGACTGTTGGTTTTCTAGAACCATAGCAGTTACGGCTTTCTTATAGGGATCCTTAATTTCTTCTAGTTCTGGGTGGTCTAGAACAGGAGCCCACTTTTTTAGGGTTTCTTCTGATAAATACATTTTAGATTATCTCCTTATGGATTTTTTAAATTAAAATTTTAGGGTTTTAGAAATGGTTTTTGCATAGGCTTCAATGAGCGGATCAACTACTTTAGTTGTATTATCTTCATCAAGCTCAACAAATTCATCTAAAGCATCAGACTTAGCAGTAACGATTCCTGATGGGAAATAAGATTCCTTAATCACGGATAGTTTACGGCTAAAATCTTCATCAGACACGAATTCAACATTTTCAGCTAAAGATTTGATCTTCTCAACTTGAGAAAGAGTTAAACCTTCGCAAACGGAATGGATAATATCGTGCTTTTTGTGTTCAGCAATTTGTTGCTTTAAGTTGATATTTTTAGCGATTTCTTCGTTAACCTTAGATTCAAGGTCTTCAACCTTTTCAACTAAACCTTCAACGATATCTTCTTTTTCGCTAGGAATATCAATATAATGTTCAACAAACACATTACGAAGTGCTCCGATGAAATCTTCTGCGATTTCTGTGCGAAGTCCTTTTTCGATGGCAAGTTTATTTTCTTCCATCCAATTTTCTACTACATAATCGAGATAAGAATCTAGCTTATTAGAGAAATCTTCTTTTACAGATTCAATAGCAGATTCAAATTCGTTAGTAAATTGTTCTTCTAGTTCAGCAGCTACTTCATCAACGCGAGATTGAACAGCAGCTTCGAAAATAGTAGTGGCTTTTTCTTTAAATTCTTCAGAAAGATTTTCGCCAGCTAACATAGCATCAATGTCTTCTTTCATCTTTTCTTTATTCTTTTCAGACATTTTTGCTTTAGCTTCTTCTTTATCTTCGTCTTCTTCGTCGTCTTCATCGCCAGCAGCGCAAGAATCAGCTTCGTACATATATTCAACAGCTTCCTTCTTACCCATTCCATACTTTTCGGCGAATACGGATTCTTCCATATTTTCTAGATCATCTAGAACTTCTTCTTCAGAAGCTTCTTCTGCCTCAAAATCTTCTTCATCTTCGGATTCTGGAACATATGGCTTAACAGCATTAGAATTTGCTTGAGCAGTAGCCTTAGCAGTTGGTCCCTTCTTACGATTGACTTTATCATCACAAGACGTTTCGGAACCTTCTGGAGAACCGGCTAGATCTTTACGACCTTCAGTTTCGCCTGGTTGAGAAGCTAATTTCTTCATTGGTTCAGCAGCAACACCCTTTCCTGTTGGAAGAGTAGCTTGCTTAATATCCTTAGCGGCATCGTAGTTAGGATCAGTAGTTTTATGACCAGCAGTTCCTAGATTAGATTCGCCTTGTTCGTCAGCAGTAATTGACTTACCTTGACCGAACTTTTCTCCGCCAGCTTGGCGGCTTTTGTTTAGGATGCTTTCTGCATTTTCTTCGCTAAGAATAGCGGCAGCAGCATCTGATAACTTTAGATTAGACATTTAATTATCTCCTTACTAATAGATAGTTTATAGTTTTATTTATAAAAAAACGTTGTTTAAGAAAGTATTAGAGTTTATTTATATAATTTTCGAAAATACTCAAAGCAACTCTTTCAATATCCTTTTTAGAAGCCTTTTTGATTGCTTTTTGGGATTGTTCAACATATTGTTGTATCCATCCTTTTCCTTCAATATATAACCAGTCAGCATCTTCCATAATACCGTCCACCCAACAATCAATTCCAGATGGAGATAAAACAGCATCAACTGTTGAAATTACAAAATCATCTTGAACAATTTTTAATCCATTTTCCCCTTCTTTTAGAGAACCGAGTGCTCTCGAACTGCATCCAAATTTAACTCCGCCTTCTATCAGAGCAGCTAATTCTTTACCAGCAGCAGTTTCTAAAACCTTTGCTTTACCGTAAACGTCGTTTCCTTCCATTTTTAAGTCTGTAATTAAATGCGAAATCTTATTTTCTGAAACTTTAGGAGTATCTTCGTGCCCTAAAGTACCGACTGCCATACTTCTGGCAACAAAATCTTCAACATATTTGTTAACAGCACTTTCCATAACTTTTAATGGATACATTCTTCCGTTGCGGTTTGCTTTTTCGGCTTGCATAAAGATACCTTCGATATAATATCTTTTTTTACCATCTTTAGTAGATTCTGTTAATACTTCAAAATCTACAATATCTTCTCTTAATAGCTTCATCTTAGTTCCTAGTTTTTTTAAAAGGTATTCTTTTTCTTTCGATAGCGTCTATTTGTTTATCGAATTTTTCTCGATCAGCTAGATTCTTTTCCCTTGCATAATGAGGATGCATAGTTCTAATATGTTTTCTCAATTTTAGAACAGCAGCGTTTTCTTGTTCAAGAACAGGTTCTGACGATAAAGAAAACAATTTTCTAGTTAATCCTGGAGATAACTCTTTTGAATGATGGGGTAAAGGAAATAATTCCTTGGTTTTATCGGTCATATGTTTCCATATAGACTGATGTTCGCCGGATCTAATTTTTGAATAACCAAATTTTTTTAAGAGTTTTTCTGCCTGAGCGTTTTTAATTCTTGCGGGATTTTTATCTGCTTCTTCAATAGAGACTAAATCAACAAACATAGTAGAAACTATTTCTGATCTTTTTTCTTGTAATCTGGTTTCCACTTTTCTTAGAAAAATATCGTTCATCAGATTATTAGCTTCTGATAAATTGTTTTTCGATATCAAATCTATTAATTGATTTACTTTACTCATAGAATTATTCTGACGACATTAAAACTAAATTGCTATTAGCAGTTAAAGCTGTAACATTTGCTCTATAGTATGCCCAACTTGGACTAACTGGGATAAAAGCACTATTAGTTGTTACCGTCATATTTCCCAAAGAAATCCAATGATTCTTATCTAACGAAACGTCAATAGAAACCGATCCTCCGCCAGCACCTTCGGCATAACATTGAACAATAGAATCTATTCCTCTACCTCTTGGTAGTGTTTGAGCTTCTCCAACTCCAGTTGAAAGGTATCCTTTAATACTAAAATGAGTTAGATCTTGAGGATTAATATAACTTTGAATGGTGAAAGTGTTTGCTGAAGTTACGTTTGCTGTTCCGTTATATGCTGAATAGTGTTTATCGGAAGTTAATGCGATTGTAGCGCCAGTATATAAACCGTGAGATTCTGATGTAACAGAAACTGTATTATTACTTGAGCTATAACTATATGAGTCTAACGGAAAATATTGATTAATGTATTTTACTCTTGAAACTGACATTATTCTTCTTCCTTTTTATGTTTTACTGAATATTTTAGAGCATCTAAAAAATTAGAATCAGATTCTAAAATATATTGCTCAAACTCATATTTATTTTCTGTATTATTATATAAATCTAATATATTACTTGCACATTCTTCATTAATATTTAACGAAGAACCGTCGTCAAAATATATTGATTCTATATCACTAATAGACTTTAATTTACTAATTATAGAAAAATCTTCTTCGGCAATAATACCTTCTTTTCCATATACAAAGGAAAAGAATTTCTTTATCGTTGGACAAAAGTATAAAGCAACTTTCTGTCCGTTAGGAAAAGGTTGAACGTACTTGAGCTGAAGCATCAAACTTGGTGGTGCTTCAGCTAATACTTTTTTCTTTTCGTTTAGTTGTTCTATTTCTTCTACAATAGACATATTATTCTTTTCTAGTTGATCTTAAAATACCAGAAGATCTGTTACGCAATTTTCTTTTTACGTCTGCTTTAATATGTGCTACTGAAGCATTAACGTCATCATCAGAACTCTTAACTTGATCAAGAACATTCTTTTGGCCACTTAATGATTTAACCGAAACGGCAGCTTTGTTACGATAACTTCTTCTAGTTTCAGAAGAAAGCTCTTCTAATTCTTCGACTTCTTCGTTTCTGGTTTTGTCTTTCTTAGCTGAATAAAATGCGCCTAATGCCATTTGAATTCTTTCTTTCTTAGATTTTCCTTCAAACTTAGGGTTATCTGATTTAATGAAGTCATCAATATACTTCTTAACTCCCATAGAAGGATCTAACTTTTCTTCCAATTCTGTACTTTCACTATAAGATCTTCCGCTCATTCTATCGTATCCACCAAGAGGATACGCGTCTTGATGAATTATTGAAGGTTCTTTTGGTTTCGGGTTTTTATCCGATTTCTCTTTTCTAGCAGCAATTAATTCGTCCCGTTCTTTCTTTTGTTGTTCTACCGATGGACGCATTCTAACCGTTGCATTTTTTCCTTTTGTCACTTCTTTTGCCATGGATAAAATATCATCATAAGAAATTTCATCAAGTTCCAAGGATTCTGTTACCCCAAACATTCCTTGTGCAACTTCTATCTTTTTTGCATCTAGAGCATCTGAAATTTTCGCAGAGATTGCGTTTTGAATAGAATCTTGCATATCAGAAAGTTTATTATCGAAAGCAAAATCAATTACATTTTTAGTATATTCGGACATCTATATTTCCTCTTTAAAGGTATGGATTAATTGGGTTAACAGGAGCGTTACTCGGAGGAGCTTGAACCGTTTGAGTAGGAGTTTGTGGTTCTTCGGGTTCTGATTGTTGCTGTTCCTCTCCTTCTTCGCCACCTAACATAGATTGAAGTTCTTGTTGCTTTAATAATTCTTCTTTTTGAGTATCAAAATCTTCAACTTTTTCTTTTTCTATTTGCTTTTCAATCTGTTTAATGTCTTCATCATCAAGTCGTAAAACATTTTTTCTGATCCATTCTTTAGAATAATATTTTCCAACGTATGGATCAATAACAGCAAGTAATCCTAATCGCTGTTGCATTAATTCTGCTTCTTTTAATTCGGTAAAGTTATTATCTTTAATGAAATCAAAGAAAATTGATTCTTTAAATTCCGACCATTCTTGATCAGTACAAATTCCTTTTAATACTAATTGTATTCTTAATGCCTGATCAAAAATATCAGCAAATTTATTACGGAGTTTATCAATAAACTTGGAGAATTTAATTTCATCTCTAGTTATTTCTGCGGTTCTTCCGATATTAAATGATTGATCTGGATTTAATCTTGATACAGGAACATTTAATGATTTGTATAGTTTCTTTTCAAAATACTCAACCATACTCATATCATTAAATGCGTCACTGGATTCGAGAGTAGTAATTTCGGTTCCTTTTCCGCTATCGCTACGCCTTGGGAGCCAATAGTCTTCGAGCATCGACAAATGGCGCCTATCATCTTGGATTTCTCCCGTAGATGCGTTGTAGACCAATTTATTTTTATATTTGGTCATCATATCTCTTAAATATTGTTCGGCTTTTATCTTTGGAAGATTACCGACATCAACGTAAAAAATTCTTCTTTGAGGAGCTCTTGAAATTTTATAAATGATTGATGCGTCTTCAATCATTCTTAATTGGTTTAATGGTTTAATGGCTTTGTGTAAGTAACTTAAAACCATAGCTCTTCTGGTATCCATTAATCCAGAATTAACGTAAATAATTGAATCTGTTGCTATTTTTATACCAACAACAGAAGTTCCGGCACTTGTTGCAGAGATTCTATCGTTATATACATAATATTCAGATACATCAGTAATAATATCAATACCAGTTTGAGCGTCTTTCTTTTTCTTCAGTTCGCGAACTTTTTTAATTTTTCTAGGATCAATATATCGTAATTCAAGAATACCTTTTCCTGGATCATCAACATTAATAATAACGTGAAAATATAATCGACCGTCGATATAATAACGGCGAAATAAATCTGAACCCATATTATTAAAGTTCAAAAGCCTTAATATAGTCTCAAACTCATTATATATGGCGTCTTTAATTTTATCCGGTTGTTCAAGATCGTCCATTACCAACTTAACATTATCTCCGGTATCGTCTTGAACGATGGCTTCATTAATGATATCTTCAATAGCAGATTCTATTTCAGGTTGTAATGACATCTCCCTATATCTAGAGATTAATTCGACTTCGTTTTTCGCAGTTCCGTCTTGATCTATAGTTGTGCCTGAAAATGCTGATGACGATACTGTAATAGAACCGTCATCTACATTAGGAGGGGTAAACGAAATTGGTGCGGTTTCGTCTTGATCTTTTTTACCAAGACGAAACCCGAACAAACTAAATCTATTTTTTTCTGACATTTTTCAACCCTTTAAAATCATAATATAGTATTTATAGATTAATTTACTGAAGAAATAGAAGTCCAATATTGCATAGCAAAGGTAACTGTAAATTCAGCAATTTGATCATTAGCGCCCCAATCAACAGGAATTGCACCAACATCAATTGGGAAGCATCCGGTCATTTGATAAGTTCCTACTACATCTCCAGCTTTTCCGTATTGAAGAACTGTACCATTCTTCATATAAACCTGAGGAGGAACGTACCCTGGGTTTCTAATATTTCCGATATGTGAATTTAATAAACCGGACCATTGTTCTAATTGACCTTTTGCTCCACCAGGAAGAAAATCAGTTTCGTCCATAATTACGGATACAGTCCAATCAGCGAATACCCTATTACCAGCAAATTTGGCTTGGCGACCAAAATAGAATAGTGGAGCAACTCCGACGCTAGAAGCAGGAAGAGCGGTTGCCTTCGCTTTTAGTGCGAAAGTAGCATTTGGAGCACCAGATACTGTAGGAAGAATAATCTCAAAAAGATTAGGTCTTAACCCATCTCGACCAAGATTACTAATGAAATTGTTGATATTAAAAGCCATTTATTTTCTCCTTAATGAAAGAATCAGAATTTATATCAATATTTATAAAAAAATAATTTTTAAGAATATTGATTAATATTAAAAAAGGGAGCCGAAGCTCCCTTTAGGTTTCTTATTATAATATATTAGAATTGTCCAATAACTGTATTGAATTCGACTCCAGTTTTTACTGCAACAAAGTTCAATTGGATGAAATTTATCGATCTTGATGGTTTTACATAAATATCGCCAACAAATCCATTTCTATCAATGATATCAGGAGTATTGTTAGTTTCGTCACAAACTACCTTGAAATCATAGATACCTCTACGACCTTGGATAGTACGTAGATAAGGTTCAACAATTGCTACGAACTGCGCTCTAGTGAATTGATCGTTGAATTCAAATAGAGAGTATTGAGCAGCTTTAGAAATTGCTTTCTCTAGAACAATGAATAGCCTACGAACGTTAATTCTGTCAAATGCAGAAGGTTTAGATTGTAGGGTCTTATCACCGAATAATACAACTCCTTCTCCTTGGAACGAAACAACTGGGTTTACGCCGCGAGGATAGATGAAATCTCTTTCGGATTGATTTGGATTCCAAGCAAGTTTGGTAACATTTTTGATCTTGCCGCGAGAGAATCCAGCAGGCGACCACCAAGGATCTTGAGCTAGATCGGTGGCAGCACAAGTACCAGCAATATCAGCATTTAGAGGAACCCAACGATAGATATTGTTATACTTGTCATATTGATATTTCCAACCAGAGTCAACTACCGCATAAGAAGAGCTCTTATCTAGAGTTGCTAGGAAGTTATTGGTAATATTGGTTGCTTCTTGACCAGCTTGATTAACTACGTCTTGATATCTAGGAGAAATAAAGACAATAGAATCGCGTCTTCCTTGGATCGGAGTAGAAGCTGTGGTAACCGTCGATAATATTATCAATAATATATCTTGGAATGGTTAAACTTACGTCGGAAGCAGAACCAGTAATTAAGAACGAAACGTCATATGTGTCACGATTCTTGAATACATCCCATCCAGTCATAATATTATTTGCTGATACGGAGTCACCATCAGCACCACCAGAAAGCGTAATATATTGGTTTGTTGCAGAAGCGAAGTTGCTGCTAGTATAAGAAGCGGTTCCCCAAGTTGCGCTTGTGTTAGCAAAGTCAACTGGATCAACAGCAAAGATATATTGAGAGTTATTGAAAATAACGTTCTTATAATAAGAACTTTGTCCATCAACACCAACAGCATCAGACGCTTTAGATACGAATGGGAATTTTTCAATAACAGTGCCAGCAATACCAGTGAATCTGCCTAGTTTATCAACAACAACTATGTGCATTTCGTCATTTGCTGAATTCTTGTTTGCAACAAATTCTGAAGTACCAGGAGCATTATCGAAATATTCGTCGTAATCCCAACCACTAAATGCGGAAGTTTTAGAACAAACGCCGACAGCAAGACTGTTACCTAGAGCACCAGGGAATCTTGCAATGAATGGTCCATAAGCATTTGCGGTGTTAGCGTATAGATAGCTATTCTCAAATACTAATTCATTAGAAACGCTGATCGAAGCGTTAGCATTAGCCGAAGAAAGGGAATTTTGTGCATTTGCGCCAACAACGCGAACAACAAATAGAGAATTTGAGTACGAAAGGAAGTTAGCGCAAGAGAAGAAACTTGTTCCGACAAAGCTGTTTAGTGAACTATCAGTTGGTCTTTGGAAAGTAGATAATAAACCATTTTCGTCATTAATTAGACGAGGTTCAAGAACCGGACCCCAGTTAAACTGTCCAACGAATGCTCCGCGAGAAGTGGATACTCCGGGTACAATTGTTGTTAAGTCTACCTCATTGACAATTACGCCTGGACTTAATTGATTAAGAAAGCTCATATTTTTATCTCCTTATGATAAAAGATTATTAAAAATTATATCAATATTTAGTAAAAAGTGAGTTTTCAAGAAGGTTATATTAAAAATTCGTATAATTTTTTAATAAACCTCTATATGGATCTCTTGAATTAAAATCTGATCCAGCTTCAACCCAAATATCATCATCTTCTATATAAAACGGTATATCATTGCCTGAGTAATTTTCTCCTAGAGGTAATTGCTCTTCATCTATATATTCAAAATGTTCTAATTGTAACTGTTTTCTTATATCGTTATCTATTAATTCTTTGAACAGTTTTTGTGTAACAAGCCAACCAAAATTAACTAGAGTCATTACTAAATCATCATTACAACCTTCTTCCGCCGAAAAACTTTTACCGTTATTAACGAAAGTAGTTAATTCAGATACAGTTTCGAAATCGTTTATAATTAATTTATCGTGTTCTATTAAGGTTTTAAGAGTTGAGCATCCAATTCTCTTAGTTAATGGGCTAGTTTTTAGTCCGTTCGCAATTCCTTTTCCTGATCCAAAAGTTATAGTCTGAGCTTTTTTATTTCCAGATTTAATTCTAAACACGTTTTCGTATTCTAGATCTTCGAGTAATATTTCAGCAACTTGTGGGCTATTATTTATTTCTATTAGAACGTGAGCGTCATTATAATATTCTGCGCAAGTTTTAATTATATTTGGGAATACCATTGGAGGAATTCCGTTATTCCTATATACAGCCACTTGTCTATAAGGAATAACTGAAACATCAAATACGGAAAATGCGGAATAATCCATATTTTTTCCTTCGGATACATCAACTACCATAGCATACATATGATCTGCAGATATTTGATCTCCGGTTTCGTCATCGTATTCTTCTTTTATAGGATTTTCGTATATTACTACATCAGCTAATTTACCAACAGGTTCTTTATATACTAACGTTGCTAACTTTTCTCCTGAAATCAATGTATTTGTTGAACCTAAGAATTCGCAATTATGTGATAAAAATCCAGAAGAATAATAAAAATTATCTTTTCCCGAATTAATTATATCAAATACATCTTCTAACTTTTCGTTCTTTTCAATTGAAATTATTTTTTCAAATCTATCAATAGTTTCGACTAAATCGCCTTCCGATAAATATGCTAGTTCAATAAAACCAAATGGCGTATTTAATTTATGATCTTCAGTACAGTTTAGAATTTTTCCTAATTCTGTTTTAATTGAATACGTTGTTCTATCCGTTAATTTTCGTATTCCGCGGAAATCTTCCCAACCGTTTTTGGTTTTTATTTTATAGGTCGTATTTTTTCCAAACATAACGCCAAGTTTCTTTATTGATAATTTTTCTAATTGTTGCGACAGAAACTTTATATATTTCTGCGGATTTTTCACAAAAAATTTGATTATAAGTTTTTTTGACTCCGTTTTTATGTTTTAATCCAACACCTTCCAATATAGGATTGGAAATATAATGCTTAATTATATTTACCACATCTTGTTCAGTTAATATTGATCTTGAATTATTTTCTCCAGTTGAATATTCTGATAATTTACATTTCGTTGAGGTTGAATGATTGAAAACTCCTTTTCTATTTTTATTCCAAGGAATTGTTCCTTTTTTAACTCCTCCGATACCGGGACGTTTTGTGCCTTTTTGTATTTCCGACATAAAATTTATCGGCAATCCCATTCTTTTGGATATTAATGCAGCAGCTCCGTAATCGCCTTGTTTCAAATGTATTTCCAAATGTTCTTTTATACTGACGCATAATAAATTATCTATGCTATTATTTTTCCTATTGCCGTCTATATGATGTGTCTCAAAAGTTCTACCATTTTCGTCTTTTGGTATTTCTCCAAAAATATTTTCGTATATTTTTCTATGCATTACTTTTCTCTAGAATTGCATTTTTGAATATAATTGTTCAATAGTAAGTTTTTCGACTACTTCATTTTGATCTTTGACTTCAACTTCGCTTTCTCCGGAAACGCATTCAAATTCCTGATTCCATTGGCGAAGAGAAGTATTCTTTATTGTTTGTTCTTTAAATTTCTCGTCTCTACCGGGAACCATCGACCAATGAATAGAGAAATTTTTATATTCACTTCTTCCGGCAATAGAATCAGTCCACATTTTATAAAATAGATTCATACCGTTTGGTGTGGAAACGATAATCATCTTGGTTGATTTACCTGATGAAATTACTGGATATACTGATGTAAAGAACGTTTCTGCTATATTAGAAGGAACGAAGCCAAATTCGTCCAAAAAAACACAGGTGAATGATCCGCCACGTATGGCATTTGAAGATGTTGCAGAAGCTAATACTTTGGAACCGTTTTCTAATTCAATAGAACCCTTATTCCAAGTTCTAACTCCTTGCTGTAACCACATAGGCAGGTTTTCGTAAGCAAGTTGATACCTATCAAGAATTTCTCTAGCAAGATCTCCTTTATTCGCAAGAATAGCAATATTTTGATCAGCATTAAATAAAGTCATCCATAAAATATAAGCTATAGAAGAAACCGTCTTCCCCACCTGTCTAGGACATTTCACAATAGAAAATCTATTATTATGGAACGTAGAAATCATTTCTTTCTGAAAATCCCACATTCTAAAAGGGATTACTCCGTGATCTACGTGAACGACTTTAACGTAATTTTGAATAAAATAAAGAGGATCTTGAGCGCATTTAATATACTCTTCAACTTGTTCTTGGGTAAATTGTATTTTAATACCCTCAGCTTTTAGCTGAGGGTTTGCTCTATACGAAGATTCAATAGCCATTACTCAAATTCGCCCTCAATAACATCTTTTTGATTTAATTCTTTAACTAATTTACTTAGTTCGGTAGTGCTGCCGACAAATAAAGCATTATTGATAGTAGTTTTTTCTGAAGATTCTTGTTTATAATTTGTTATTTCTCGAATCTTTTTATGTAAATTAATTAACTGATCATTGGCGTCAAGAACATTTTTGAGTAAAGTCGCAGCGACTTCAAAATCTCTTCCTTTTTCCGATTCTCGGGCAATAGCTAAAATATCATCTACTGCATCTTTCCCCTTTTCGATCAATTCGTGAAAATTTTCTCTAGCGATTTCGTAATCTTTTTTGAAATCTATATCAAGAGCTTCATGAGGAATTACTTCGGTAGAATTTCTTTCTACTGGTAAAGTGTTTTCGGAAGGAGGAACTTCAAAGAACTTTTCCAGATTTTTATCGGTATTTGTACTCATAATAAAACATTAATTTTTATGGACTATAATTATTTTCTGTAATAATAGTATTTGCGCTCCAACAATTTGCAGAATTTGCTGTAGTTGGATCAACGGTGGTTATTATAGTTACAGCAGGAACTTTTTCTGGAGTAACTGTTAATGGTATTCTGGTTGCTAAAGTATCAACACCAGATATTGGTTGATTTAATTTGAACGAACCACAAACCTCGCTTAACATTATAGTATTAGCAGTAGGATTCCAATCATAAACTTTACCGGAAGCATAAGCGTTTTCTAAATTTATACCCTGGAATGCGATTTCTCCGTTATTAAATCCTTTACAATCGCTATATTGAGTATTAAACGATATTGAAAAGTTACCTGAACAACAAGCACCGTCATCAGGAGAATTTCCGGCACTTGCTGCATTAGTGACCATAATATTTGTATTCGCTTGTTTTATAATTGGAACATCTTTAATTGCGCCAAATATAAATGCTTTTACGTTGAATTGTAAAGTCCACATAACAGTTCTGACTTCGGAATTAAATAATCCGTCAGAATCTATCATAGGCTGAACTGATTCAAGAACTATTGGAACAGTTTTTGATATTCCCATTTCAGGAATTAGATTTAATCTTAAAGAATAATCTGGCGTAAAATATGGTAGAATCTGTTCAAGAATTTGGTTTCCATCTTCTATCGTTCTTGTGTATAGAGTTAGAGCGAATTGGAAATCGTATGGAACCGGATTAAATTGCGATAATGAGCTATCAGCAGATAATCCCGGAGCAAAATTTCTATTATTAGTATTTAATTTTCTATTTGGATCGTACCTAAATCCGGTTAATTCATAAGACATTCTTGGTAATAGAATTTGAATTTTCTTATATAATTCCGGATCACCTTCCATCCTTTTGGTATATTTTTCTTTATCGCCGAATTCCAGAGGAACAATCATTCTTTGATTTTCTGACCCATCTGGATTATAACGAACAAGAACAATATTATTAAATAAACTAGCAAAAGCTACGGTTATTTTTCTTATTGCCTTATGGTAATGTGTGAGACTTGACATTATAATATTCCAAACGGATTAGATTCTGAATTATCAATAAAATCATCAAACTCATTTTCTATAACATTATTATCCCATGGATTTTCTTGTACAACATTATCCATTGGATCAGTAGGAGTTGTTATATAATATCTAGTATTACTTGTTCCACCAATAATTTGAGAAGTATTAGAAAATTCTCCGGACATATTACTTAACCGTATTATCGTATTTGCACCATTCCAACCCTGCACTTTACCTAAAGCTAGTTGCATTAGAAATAGAACTTCCTTGATAAACAAATTCTCCTAATTGATAATTTCCCGAACCATTTGTTAAAGTAAAGTCTAACGAATACGCATCAGTTTTATTAACAAAATCTATTTCTTCTTCTCCGGTGGATATTTCTTCATGAGAATATTTGAATAGTTCTAATTCTAGTTCCCAATAATAAGGTTCTTTTCTTCCTAAGGTAAAGAAATCGGTAGAATCGTTTACGAATTTTATTTCGTATAATTCACCAGTTCCAGAAAGAAATGGAATATAGAATAGATCACCTTCTTGTGGTCTATATAAATTTTCTAGAGGAACTTGTCTCTTAAATTCAGTTCTTGAAATTTGAACTCTTACTGAATTTTTAATTTCTAATCCGAACTTAGAAAAGAATTCATTACTCATTCCTGGATCAACAGAATTGCTTAGATAAGCAGCAACTACATAATATTCATCAAATTTCTTTAGAGGATCATCACCATATAACAAGTCTCGACTAGATTTATTTGTGTTGGGAATATAATATCCATTAAATCCGAACATATTAATAGCTTCGTTGATTAAATTATCAACTAAAGATTGTTCTGGCTTATTTTTATAGAAATTAAAAAAAGGTTTTACTGGCATTTATATTCTCTTTATAATAACGAAACCTTCGGGGTCATTACCAGGAAAATAATATTTTCTCTCTAAGGTTATTGGATTTATATATAATTTTTTTCCGATTTTTGATTCTGAAACTTTTTTTCTATTTTCTTCTTTGGCCATTGAATTATTTTTGCCAGTACCTTTTCCTTTTCTACTAAGTCTAAATTTATTTAGAATTTCTTCTGTTCTTTCGTAAGAAGAATGTCCCATTTGGCTTTTTGACATCTTTTCTTTGGTTTCTTTTGAATGCCTAAATTCGCCAGATTTCCCTTTATTCCAAGGAATTTCGTGTCTAGATTTTTCTGCGTGTGAAATTTTTTCTGATTCTGATAAACAATTCCACCAGTCAATAGCAAATCTTCTTTGCCTTTCTTTGATTTCCGGGGTATTATATTTTTCTGACATTAGTTCTTTTAATTTTTGTTTGGTTTTTTCTTCACATATTCTCCCAGTAGAACCTTCTCCCCCTAAAGTTAAATTGTAACCGTTAGATTTATCAAATCCACAATAAGAATTATATTCTATAATAAAAAAAGGCTCCATTTCGTTTTTTGTGTGAAATAACTCTTTAGATTGGTATATAATTTCCCAAGAAAAATTATTCCAACCATATTTTAAAATTGCTTCATAAAAAGACGATTTTCTTTCTTTATTACTATAATTTCTTGATCCAATTTTATGGGAAGCGATTCTTTTTTTAAAATTTTGTGTAAATCCAATATACACTTTATTATTAATATTATTTGTTGCTTTATATATCGTATATATTTTCATTTTTAACCAAGCATCATTTCAGGCGGAATCTCATAGGAGCTTTGGAATTCGGCTTCCAATTTTTCTATTTCTCTTGTGGCTTCTGTGTATATAGATTGTCCGTTTAATGTTACTCCTCCGGGTAATGAAATTCCACCGAACTTCATTAAATTTTCTCCCCATTGACGACGAATTAAAGCGGTTGCTAATTTCTTAAGAATTCTATCGTTATATACATCAGGATAATTTTCAGGATTAATTATTTGATAACATTCAAAAACTAGTACTGTATCAATAGGAGCTTGAGTTGTTCCCCATCCCATATCGACCCAAATCCTATTTTCGTGTCTTTGGAATCTAATTGGAATTTCGCCATTAAACAATAATTCAAGAGAACGAATATGTTGCATTGCTATAGTATAAGGCAACATAGCAGTCGAAGATAAATCCCAGAGATTATTTAGAATAAGTTGGTATCTTATGTCCCACATGTAACTCTTTGAAAGTAGATTATTTAGAGGAAATATTCTTGTTACACCAATAATAGAATCAGGAACGGTAACATATCTATTATCAATATCAGTTTGTGTTACTGTATGTTTATAATAGACTTTAGAAACTGCGTCATAATGATAATCAACATAGAATTGCATTGCATCAGAAATTCTATCTTCGAGTTGTTCATCGGAAACGTTAATTTCTATTAAAGGATAACCTAATCTTCTTAGGCAATAATCTTTTAATTCTGCTCTTGTTGATACTGTTGACATAGATATTATCTTTGGTTTATTATATTATTTATTAAACAATTGTCCAAGTTGATCCAGCGGGAATAGTAACAGTAATATTATTTGCTATACTCACTGGTCCAGCGGAAATAGCATTATATCCATTAGAGATAGCATAATCGACTTGAATAATATTAGCGTGTTCTATTAAACCGGCTTTTGCTGCAAATCCGGTGCTTCTTAAAACCCCAGTAGAAGGAGTAAATGTTAAATTTGCTGTAGACTGTAAGGTATTATAACCAGAAACATTAAATGCCCAAGATATTAAGGCATTTCCGGAATAAGAATTATTTTCCGTAATATTAATGCTTGATGTTGAATTACTATTTACATTAATAGTTGATGGAAGAGATAATTGTATATTTCCGGTTGAACTGTTTGCTTCAATTTGATTTTCAGTTCCTATTAAGGTCAGAACTGCATTGTTTGCTTGTTCATAAGCATTATTTGCTTGTTGGAAAGCTGTATGTACAATATCAGATACAGTATTAACAGATAAAGCGGATGCGGCTAATTCGTTGGATTGAGAATCAATCCCAGAATATAATTGAACAACCCCATTTTGAGAAGTTGTTGCTTGCCGTATTCCAATATAGATCGAATCGTTAAGAGAATCCGTATTAATTACTATTGCACCAGATGGATTAATAGTTAATATATCGTTTGGATTTGATGCTAATAATAAAGAAGAATTTGCGCTAATTACCGAATATGAATTAGCTGTGTAAATTGATGCAATTGTATTGGTTGCATCCAAATAATACAATTTTCCATCATTATAATTTAATCCAAGTTCTCCGTGTTGTAAAGAAGCTGGTGTGGCACCAGGAGAGCCGGATTTTTTAATTGATATTACTGTATTAGCCACGATTTATTCTCAGAACTCTCCGCCATCTTTGGTTTCAATATTTTGGATTTGATTTTTAGAATCAAATTTTCTTCTTTGTGCGGGGGTCATTTGGAGATATTCAATTTTCTGTTTTAATTCTAATATTTGTTTTTGATATTGTTTTTTTAAATTAATATTTTCGGTTCTTGCTGCAACTAATTCTGATTTGAAAGTTTCTATATGAACCAATTGTTTTTTTACGGAATCATATTCTTCTTTTAAATTTCCTATTTCTTGGTCTTTATTATTTAATTGTTGACCTATATTAGATAAATTTTCTTGTAAAGTTACTTGTTGATTTAATTTATTTGTTAAATCTTGAATCGTATATTTTAAAGATTCTATTTCTTCTTTATTAATTTTTTGTTGTGCCTGAAATACTAAATTTTTACCTAATGCTTCGTGTAAAGTTGATGTTAATACCTCAACATAATAATTAAAAAACTTTTCGCTCTCCATTATATACTCCCTATACAAAAAAATCGTAGAGCGAAGAAAATTCACACTACGATTCTATTTATTAAGTATAAATTAAATTAGAATATCCCGCCATCGAGGATACCGAATTGTACTCCAGAATTGATTGAATATTGAAGAACGTGTCCATCAGAAGGAGTATTGGTGTTTGATATCACATTACCTGAACCTGAATAGAATAGTACAGAATTAGTATTGGCAGTTGTTATTCCTAATCCTCCACCTCTTAAATCCAATGTACCAAAAGAAGGAGAACTGGTTCCGCCAGAAACTAGAGATTGTCCTGTAGTTCCTGCTGAATTAAATAAATAGGAAGTCCCATTACTATATGCAATAGACCCAGCAGCACCAATTGTTCTAGAATTTGTACCACCATCTGTAACCGCAATAGCTGAAGAAAGGTTTGCGACATAACCTTGATCAATATTCGCAACAAGAGTAGCAATAGTAAATCCATTTGCTGAAGGCGATATTTCATTTGAAGCTGAAAGTTCGTCCGAAACTCCTGTAAATAGGAAATATGTATTTGATTGCGGTTGACGGAATAGACCAGTATGTAATTCTGTAACCCCGTCATAATAATTTGCAGCAAATCCTATAGAAACTAAATCAGAAGTATAATTATTTGCAGCTAGATATATTAATGGATCGGAAACTGTATAGTGTTCAATATCCATAAAATAGGTGTTTCCGGTAAATGTCGTATTTCCAGAAACATTTAAATCGCCTAAAATAGTTAAATCTCCGGTTTTACTTTGGTTTCCGGAAGTTCTTAATACCGTATTATCAACAACAAAAGTTACTGTATTAGCCGAAACGTTACTCGTTAAACCGTCACCTCCCTCAAAAGTTAATGCTTCAGATAATAGATCAATAGTTCCTGTACCAGTATCAGCATTAATGTCTAGAGATGTGGAAACCGAAATATCAACATTCGCTACAGAAGTTATTAACCCTTTTTCGTTAACATTTATGACAGGAATATTAGTTACGCCACCAAATATTCCTGTAGTAGCATTAACTGTAGCTAAGGTTAACGGTACATTAGCATTAGCCGAACCATCAACAGATACTTGGCCAGAAGCATCTCCAGAAACTCCTATTAACCTAGAAGTTTTCCATTTTGTTGAAGTTGCTGCATTTCCGTCTAATTCTGCAGAGATAGTGGAGGCAGAAAAATTACCAGAAGCGTCTCGTTTTACTAGAGTACTAGAAGTATTTGAACTAGTTGCAGCATCAACAATTTGTACATAGGTATTACCGCCAATAACAATAGCAGCTTGAGATTGATTACCTACAAATAATTTTTCTGAACTAAACGAATAGGCCAATTCGCCAAATTCTAACGAACCTGGTATGTCGTTATTTAACGATCTTTTAATTTGAATAGTTGTATTGGCCATATTTGTTCGTTCCTAATTTAAAAAATTCCACAGTCAATATTATTTGCTGTAACAGTACCGATAATTGTCACGTTCCCAGTAATATTTCCCCCATAAATCGAAAGTTTCGTATTAGAACTTTCAAATACAGTTGCAGTTAATTCTGTATTATATTCTATAGCATTATTAATGTTATTGAAATTATTATCCAACTCCGGATCGGTTAACGGAGAATCTTTAACAGTAACATTTACAGATCTAGGTTCTGTGTTTCCTAGATATTGCCTTAAAGTTATTTCTGGCATTTAATTTACGACGGATATACATTCCAAGTTACTGTAAATGTATCATTTTGTTCTTTCGTCACCACAGGAAATACAGTTCTGCATAACATAGTTCCTGAATTTGCTGTACTTGAATTGAAAATACCGGCTTCGGTTAATGCTGCAACTGCTTCTCCCGCGCCAAAAGTAGCAACATAAGAAATAGTATTACCAGTTACCGTTGTAGAAGAAAATTCTTTTCTTTCTACTTCAGCATTTAAACCAGTATCTTCTACTGCTGGTTCTGTATTATCAGTTCCTAATGCTATACTAGTCATTAATGGTGCAGAATTTGACGACATTCTTTGTGCAATAAATTCTTTTCCTGTATCAACAACTAAATTAGTATAATTTTTATCTAATTTAATATTACCAAATTCGTCTCTTAATAAAAGGGTTAAATTCCCTTTCATTTTTATTGATTCTTTAAACATTAATAACTCCAAATTTACTGTTTTATATATTTATATTATGCTAATGTTTCGGAACCTACATAATTCCCAGCAAAATAAGAATTATTTTCTGAATAAGATTGTAAAAACAGATAACAAGAATCGTTGATAATATAAGAATCAGATAAAAGTTTACTAAAATTGATAGTATAATTCTCCGATAAATGTATTGGTTCCGATAATGATTTATTTGTATTTAATGTTGTATTATCAAAAACTGAATAAGAATCTGATTTATTTTTATTTAAATGATTTAATGACATATCATTAATAGAGATTTCGTCTACAAAAGGAGTTTTTTGTAGATCAAACGAAAAAAGTTCTTCTATTGCTATTATTTGTGATAGTGATTTCGAAAAATCAAATTCTAAAGTTTCGCCGAAGTCATAAGTAGAATGTGGTATTTTGTTGAATAAAAATGAAGAATAATCATTTATAATAAAGGTATCTGATTTATGTTTAGATATATTCTTTAATAGAGTTTCGGATACTTGAAATTCTTCTGAAATAAGTTTAGAAACATTAAAAACTAATGATTCAGAAAAATTTATCGGTTCTTGATATATTCTATTATAATCAAGAACAAAACTGAAATCATCAAATACTCCAAAGGTATCTTCTTTAATTTTATTATAAGTTAAATAGAAATTATCAGATAATTGAATAATATCGTTATATTCTTTTGAAAGTTCGAACGATAAATTATCTGAGATTTGAATTAATTCTGATAGGTTTTTCTCAAATATAAATTCTATAATTTCTTCTATAGAAAACGTATCTGATAATTTTTGTATTATGTAATATAAATTATCAAGAACTTCTATAAATCCTATTTTTGAGAGGTTTTGTAATTCTATTGATTCAATAGAATTGTTTGCTTTTATTAATTCAGCAAAAGAAATAATTGAATTATAGAATCTATCAAGTAAATCTATTGATTGTATGGTATTATTAGATTCTTGAACCGACGCATATTGTATAAGATTATTAGAAACAAAATCTGCATCGGAGAAGGGGTCTAAATCGTCTTCTCCGATAAATGAAATTATATTATTAGAAACATAATCCGCTGAATATACAAAATTTTCGTTATTGTATGTTGTTGAATAAGATACGTAATTATTAGATTCAAATTCGGCAGATATTATATTGGTATTTGTTTCAATATAATTTACAAAATTAATTTCATTATTAGAAACTAAATCTGCCGAACCAAGTAACTTTTTCACTCAGTCACATTTGCGGTTATTTCAACTTCTCCTTGTAATGCTCTAAGTTTTTCAGTTGGATCGGTTGTCGAGGATAATAATACATCATATGTATACATTCCCGGAACACAATTTGCAGTATCCAAATACGATAAAGATAATAAGATTTTACCGGATGCCGGAGGTTCTATTATCGTGCAAGTAAATGTTGCTGCAATAGAAGCGTCTGAATATTTTCGAATTTGAGAATTTGCTGTGTAGTTCGATAGATCGAACGGATCTTTATTCTTATCATAAAGAATAACCAGTTTCTCAAAATTTGAATATTTATCTACTGTTAAATTTCTTATAATTGCCATAGTTTTATGGAGTGTTCCAAGACAAAGTTGGCGTGACGATAGGTGGATTGATTTGGTTTTCGATCTGTGTGTCGATGCTTGTATATACAGCCGCGACCTGCCCTTGCGCTTCGCTCTGAATGCCCTGAATGAGTTGCGCGACATTCTGGTATGGCTGACTGCCGAGGTAGGCAAGCACGGCGTTTACAAGCTGGGTAGAAAGCGTGATTTTTTCTGGCATGGTTTATTCCTCTTCGGATGTTTCAGTGTTTTCAGGTTCCGGCTCAACGACCGTTGGGTTGTCGCGGATCTCGGCCCGGTTGATGTAGTCGGACAGCAGGGCCACATGCACCGTCGCCACCGGGATTGTTTCGCCGGTCAGTTCTAGGGTTTCTGGATCGCGCAGTTCGATGATGCCCAGCGGGTCTACGGTGTAACCCAGATTGCCGACAAATTGCTTGATTTGTCCATCATTGAGGTTAATCACCTGCTCTTCGTCATACCGCACCGTCGGCAGTTCGCCTAGTGGGTTTAGAATCAGGATTTGATACGCCCGTTGCCATGCAACCCCGGATACGTCAGTTTCTTTGTAATCGGCCATTAGTTAATCCTCTAATTAAGATGTTGCGCATTTGATGACGGCGAACTTCAAGCGTATCGCTTCCGATAAATTTACTGCGCTTATATTCTTGACGAATACATAACAACCACCGGTGAATGGTGCGGTCCATATATGATAGGATTGGCTGTTTCCACTAAACCCGTCCATACAAATATTAACAATATCATCTAAGGTGATTCTGGCCATGTTCTGTGCAGCCCCCTACAGTCCCAATTCCGCCCGTTGCGCCCGACCCCATTGCCGGCATTCCTCCGCCCAGACGCCGAAGGCGATCACC